CCATGTCGGGAGCGATTATCAGCTGCACCACAAGATAGCACATTCCGAAAATCGCACCCGCAAACCATAGCTTCACAATTGCAGACAGTTGACGCTTTGAGTATTCAACATCCTTCTTTTTCATGATTTTAGTTTGAGTTTAGTTTTAAACAGTCCGTTAATGCGTTGCTAACGCGTTAAAACGCGATAATGTTGTTAACCGCACGACTGCCGCCCGTTGACCGTCTCTTGATTCCCTCGACACGGATGTACGAGCCGCCGCCATCAAGAGCGATAACGTTTTCAAAGCCTTCGCTTTGTATCTTTCGCCATACCTCGCCCGACTTGATGTAGTTTGCCGAGGTGGTCTTGAGAGTAAGCACCCATATCTCGCCGCCCCTGATTCCGAGCATATTCCGCGACGTGCCGTAGGTGGTGGAGCCGTCCCATCCCTCCGCATTGACGTAGGTCATATCGACAGGCTTTTTATCGACCACAACAGGTACTCCGCTGACGGCGTACTTGATTCCCGACGGGATTTTGTCAGCGCGCTCGATTGTCGGCTTGCCGGAGTACGGCACGAGCAGAGTAGACACCTTTTTACCCGCAAACTGCTTTGTCGCGTTGTCGGCAATACTGTACACAAGGTGGTTGCCGTAGACGTGTTCAAAAAGATTCCCTTTTGCCGCCGCCGGAATATCCTTGATATCACAGGCGAGATTTGCGACAGGGAGCGTGTACACCTCACCGTCCTCCGAGCGGTAATTTGCGAAGAAGCCGCCGTTGATGTATCTCTTAACACCGCCTTTGCGCTTGTCCGCGTCGTGATAGAGGATTGCAAAATTCTTCGCACGGGTGTACGTAATTCCGTCCTTGTCATAGCTGTCCTTGATATTGGTGTTGCCCTTTTTGCCGGACACATCGAGACTGATGTTTGTGTTCACGTTTTTTTCTCCTTTTGATATAGGTTTTATGTTGTACTGCCCCCACTCGTTAGGTATGCCGAGATAGGGAGTAGGGTCTACGGATTCACCGTTTTTGCGGACCTCAAAGTGACAGTGTGAGCCGAAGGAGTAGCCGGTGTTGCCCTCGATTCCGACCACGTCCCCCGCCTTGACCTTTTGCCCGACTTTAACCTTGCGCTGCGCCATGTGGCACATGAAAATTTTTAAGCCGTCAGCCGTGTCAATGCGAATGTAGTTGCCCCACTGCCATGTGAGATTAGACTTGTCCGTGATGATTGTCGACGAGCCGATAACTCCGTCACAAGGCGCAACAAGCGTTTTGTCTGTGCCGCTGAGGTCTACGCCTTTGTGGTAGTCGCGCTGTCCGTTGAGCGTTCGCCAGCCGAAATGTGATGTGAGCGTGACCTTGCCGGATTGATAAGGGAGATTCATTTTCACTGCGCGTTACCTCCGTCGTGCGGCGGGTCTGTCGGTAAGTCCATCACTTGATGATAGAGCTGTGTCGCGACGTCATTACCGCCGAGGTTGTGATAAGCCGCGTATGCGCGTTTGAGAGCTTCCTTTGCGTAGATGGGACAGTAACCCTTGTCGATGTACTTATCATGGTTACGGATGATTTCAGCGCGGAGCAGGCATTGTACACCGCTCTCAAGCGCACTGTCACGCTTTTTGCGGAGCTTAATGTACGTGACCGCCCACGTCAGCACACCGCCGCACACAGCAGGGATGAGCCACTTCAAAATTATCATTACGACCTCTTTCATATTTCCACAACCTCCACATAGATTCCGACCAGCTCACTCAGCTTGTTGTACACAGGATTTCCCGTGTCTCGGTTGCAGAGGTACGTCACGCCGTCCTGACTGTAGTACTTGCCATTGTAAAGCGTCATGTTACCCTCATACGGCACCGGGTCATACTTCGTGCCGTCATGCACTTCGTCAATGCGTTCATACAGACTTGCTGTGATGTCGGGAGTCCATGTCTCCTGCGATGTGTGAGCCTGTACCACCTTGTAAAGCTTGCCGAGATACTGCACCTTGTAGCCGATGGTGTACGCCGTGTCTTTTGCCCACTCGGGATAAAACGCTGTCATTCGTACCGCCGTATCGTCGTCGACGGACAGCGTGTTAATCTGCACCGTGATGAGCATCGACAAGACTTCGTTTTCGCTAATCGGGCGGTGCTTCGCTTCTGCCGCTTCTCTTGCCGCCATTTCGGCGTATTCTGCTTCTTCTTCCGCCGTCATGTCGCGGTAGATGCCGTTTTCGCAAATTTTCATTTTTTAAAACCCCCACACTTTTAAAATTGTCCCCGCCGGAAATTGCTGAGTTGTGTCTTTTGCGACCGTCATAATCGCAAAAGTATTTGCTTCCGTGTATGCAGCCTTCGTTACGCCAACCACAACAGATTCGTTTTGGTTATATCCATCAAATTTATCAAATGTTTTGACACCTCTGTTTGCGTAATATGATAATCTCCAATATCCGCCGCCAATGCTGTCCGCCGTTACAGTTAATTGTGACGTCATCGTTTTATCCGGTATATCCGGAGCGATGTAGTAAAACAAGTACGATGCGCCGATTTTGACATTAATATATCTATTAACTGCTTCCGCTCCTGTTGCCGGACACCAGATTTTAGATACTACGTGTTTAACACTTTTAGGCAGCGTAAAAGATATTTCTCTGACGATTTCCGTTGTGGTTTGTTCTGCAAGCAGCGTCCAGTCATCACTTCCCCCGCTCGACAAATCCGCTGCTTCCCACTCCGTCGGCTTGCCTGCGGTATCGACAGACTTAACTTTGATAATCTGCCCGACGGCTGCCGTAGTCGGTGCGGTTATCTTTCCGGCGAGTGCCGACGTCACGACTTTGTTCTGCACGGGATTTTCCGAGGTTGACGAGAGTGCGTCGTCGACGGTGATTGGCGGTGTGTCCGGCGCGTCAACCTCCAACGCCTTGCCGTTCAACGTAACAAGCTGCCCGTTGTGTGTTACTACTTTTGGCATTTATTTCCCTCCTATTCGTATGATTGTTCCGGCGGGAAGCTCGATTGCCGAATTAAATAAAACGTCCGCATATGTTATTGGCACAACCGTGATTCTCTTCACACTCCACGCGGTTCGCTCTGCCGTATTCAGCGTTGGAGTTGTTGACATCGTGTTGACAAAACGAAACTCTATCAAGTTCTTTTGGTCATCGATTTTTTTTGCGTTGATTAATTGTAACGTCCCGTAAGTATTACTGACTGTTGCGATGTTTGTGGCACAAGCATCACTACCTGCTATTTTCGTATACCGAGTATATGTGGCAACTGACTCTCCGCTCGGTATCGCCAAACTGATTATATACTCACCACACGCCGCCGCTTCATTCGTCATATCAACGCTCACAACCGCCGCCTCCGTGAGCGTCGTACTATATAAGAGCTTGTACGCTCCCCCTCCCCCACTCGGCATATCAACCAACGTCGCCGCAATTCCGTCAGCCACAACAGCATCCGCCACAGCAGTCTTGTCCGCGTCAGTGAGCGTGTACGTCGGCTTGTCCTGCGGGACTACGATTCCGTCCGCACCAATGCCGAGGATTTTTCCCGCGTTGCCTGCGCCTTGATTTTTGTCGAGTTTTGTGCCGATTGCTTGAGCAATTTCTTGTAAATTTTCTTCATAATTTTCAGCCGGTACATAGTTTTGGAGCGCATCTCCGACGGTTTTAGCGTCCGCTGCCGAGCCGGATTTTGTGAGGGTAGAATCAACCTCAACGCGCGGTATATCTCCAAACCACTCCGTAAGACTATCATCTCCCTTGTGCCAAGTGAAGCCGAAATACTCTATTCCTTTGTTGCGTCTGCCAACGTCGGACGGCGATATATCTTTAATATTGTAAAACATAATTGTTTTATCGGCCACGTTCGTGGGTGTAATCACGCCATAATAAGTAGAGCTGTCGTCAACGAGCAACATCACCACCTTGCCGCTTTGGATTTGCGCATAAACTCTATCAAAATCCATGCCGTTCGTGTGGATATATCCGTAACTGCGCGTTTTACTGATGATATATGCGCTCTTTTCCGTAGCCGCTTTGGCCCCAATATTCTCCCTCGCCTGTGCCTTCTGCTCGTCGGTCAGCTCCTGCGCAACGTACTGTACTGCATTCGGCGAGCCGCCACCGCCCTTCGGCACGGACAGCACGCCGTTTTCGTCAACCTCCAGCCCGCCGCCGAGCGTGGTAAACGGCTTGTTCTGCACCGCGTCCCATGTGGGGGCAGTATCGACACTTCCACCCACAGCCGGCACATAATGCCATTGCCCATCCGAGCCTTTCACTTTGAGCAGGTCTTTTTCTATTTTAGGCATTTGTCTAAAATCACTCCTTTAGTTATAGAATATCTCATCTTGTCAGCCAATTTCTATTTCATTCGACTTATAGACAAGCAGGTAATTATATTGTGCGCCAGTATTGAACATGCGATAGCTATTTGTTGACGATATCGACAACACAAATGTCGTATTTGTAACTGATTCTTCAAAAGAGGCATCTCCATAAACCAAAAACTCATCATAACTATTGCCATACACCCCGCAAACGGCTATTGACTGAGCACTTTCCGGAAATCTGCTATAGCTGATTACTCCATTTAATGAAGCATTAGCATCGGATTTAGTCATTGCAACTGCGACCATCTTAAGAGAGTATCCGGAAACATTTTCATTTAAACTAATGCCCAATGTACTCTTTGAATATGGGCTTGCAGTTCCAGAAAACACCTTCACTTTGTCGTTGCTGCCACTGGATGCTCCTTCATAACTTCCACTAACCCCAAAAATCGAAACGCCTTTTTTTATGTTATCTGCGACTAAATTTGAATCCCCTGCGACAAATATATCTCCGGTGGTGTATCTGCTTGATGAAACAGCTAACTTCCTGCTGGTGCCCGGGTTAATGGTTGTTCCGGCTTGCGTTGTCATTTGCTTTGTTGTGCTTTTCGTTCCGGCAGAAACATACCCTGCGCTTTGAGTTGCCAATGCAGTAATAAGCCCATTCGTTGCAACTGTTATAGCCGGAGTTGCTTGAACTACCGACTTGACAGCTTCAACAGTAACCTTGCTAAGTCCGTCGTAAGTCGAATCGGGAGTAATCACCTGTTCGCTTGTGCTCGGCGTAGCTGGCTTTTCTTGCAGTTTTATCGGGCTTACTATGATTTTGTCAAATCCGTCGTATCCCTCGCTCGGCGTTATCTCCTGTTGGACTGTTGTGGATTTGACATTTTTCTGTTGAAGTTCCGGCACTTTGGAATTTCCGTGAATTATAATCGGCATTACGGCTCACCTCGTATAATAATCTTTATCGGAATTGTAGCTGTATTCTTCGTTCCGAAAGCTTTGAGAGTTATACTCTTCGCGCTCTGACCACCATCCTGTAAATTCAGCTTTCCATACTCCGCGACCTGAGAAGCAGTAGCGTCGGATGAAATGAAAATGTCAACTACGCTGTCCGCTGTAACTCCGAGAACACTGAGTGTCTGCGTGTACGGAGCTTCACTACCAGTCCATGTTGTGCCTATATTAGCTGTTCTTACCGTCGCTTTAAACTTGTCCATATAAGCCTTTGCAACTTTGTTCTGAACAGGATTTGTTGACGTGTCGCTCATCTCGCTGTCAACCGTAATAGTCGTGCCGCCTGACGTAGGAGCAGTATATAGTTTCCCGTCCGTGCCTTTTCTGACGGGCTGAGTATCGGCGGCAGTGGCATCATCAGCCTTGATACCTCCGACAATATTAGCACCCGCACTCGGTACAGTCTCAATCTTCTTGTCAAGCTCCGCTTTGATAACCTTGTTCTGGACAGGATTGGTTGAAGAATCGGAAAGAGCGGAATCAACCGTAACCGTAGCAGACGAGCCGTCAGAGCCTTTTGAACCGTTCTTGACTGTGAATGTAGCTGTATTGCCGTTTGTCAGCGTAACAGTGATTATGTTGTCGCCACCGTCAGCCGTAGACGTTGTTGTCTGCACAACAGATTGAATACCCACACCGTCAGTGCCGGAATTGCCTTTGATATTCACGGAAGCGGGATTGTCCTTGCCGCCGTCATTCGTCCATGAGATAACACCGTCTGCGCTTACCGAAGGAGTGAATGTAACGCCGTCCGCTCCTGTTCCACCGCTTCCCGAACCTATTATAACAGGGTCTCCAACAGTCTCGTCCCCACACATAAGCTGCAGTCTGCCGTTTGCGTACCTCAGTTTGTCGGGAACAAGTATGTAAGTCTGCTCGCCTGTCGGAGCAATAACCACCCATACATTGGCACTTTCTGGAGGTGTCGCGCTTTCCGTTTCGCTCACGAATACGCCGCTGTCTCCGTCTTTGCCGTTTTCTCCAGGGTCTCCTTTTACGCCCTTTGCCGATATCCCTGTATCCGTCGTTCCTATATACCAGTTTCCGTTATCACCGATGTGCGGAGTTATACCGTTGTCTCCTTTTGTTCCTTTCGCTGATATTCCCGTATCGGTGTCGCCTATATACCAGTTTCCGTTTGAACCTATGTGAGGTGTAACTCCGTCGTCGCCCTTGAACTCACCGCTTGCTACAGCGTCCTCAATGGCGTTGTTTATCTCGCCCTTCACCGCGTCGAGAAGCTGAGAGAAGTTGTCTTTCGTGACTTTCTTCGTGTTGCCGCCCTTAGCCTTGTATGTGGGCTTGACATTGATTTTGCCTGGCAGGGATATAATGTTTCGCGTTACATTGTCGCTGTCTGTGACATATCCGCACAAGACGAAATGCGCAACTCCCGATACAGCCGTAGCTTCCGGAGGAACGTCTATTTCGCTTGTCGAATCAAGCAAAAGAACCTGAACGGGAGCACCGCGCACGGGATGAAACACAACCTTTTTCGATAGGTCTTTCCATCCGTCGGAGAACTCAAACGACAGCTTGATATCCCCGAAAGAGCCGCTTGTGCCGCCGTCTATCTCTTCGGGTTCAAGAGCGTACTCATTCGCCCTTATCATCTTTATTTCCGGCATCGTCTACCTCCGTTTCGATTTCCTCTGCCAGTTTGTACGCCTTTACAAGACAGTCCGCAATCGCAGAAACAGTCGTACAGCCGGTAACGCCTGTGACTGTCATTTTGTTAATCCCTTGAAACGCCGCGTCTATCATCGTCTTGCATTCGCTAATCTTTTCTTTTGTGTCCATTTCGTTCTCCTTTTATCACACCGCTTTTGTGTTATCTACTATTTTTATTGAGCCGTAATAAATGCCATCTGCGCAGAAGGAGTACTCTCCGCTGTTCAGTGATACATCGCCACTATAATAAGCCGGAGAAAGTCTTATAATGCCATTTGATGCCATCATTAGTATATCGCTAAGGCTTTTTGCAAATATCATACCATTCGCGCTTTCGAGCGAAATCGAACCTTTCGCTTCGACTTTGAACGCCACATTCTCTCTTGAGTTTGTCTCAAAATGCGGATTGTTTGTTTTTATAACCAAAGCCCGACGCTCTTCATCTGGGGAAGAAGCGCCGTTGTCACGAGTTAAGATTCTTGCCATTACAAAATCGTCATCATAATACGAGCTATAATTCATGAATTCTATTTCAGATTCAGAATTACCGTATTTATCGGCAGTTAAAGTAATTGTGCTTCCACGGATGGTTGTGTTGCCTGCTGAATCCTTGGAATAGAATTTGACATAACCATCGAGATTGATTTTGTCAGCTTTTATTACTACAGAGCTTTCGCTATTGTTCACCGCAGTGACAATAGATGCCGCCGTGACTTTGCCAGTCGTCGCGTCGGTGACATTCGCTATCATCGAAACGGTAGCCATGCCCTCTTGTGCTTCCGCGATAATGCCCGCAGTTGCAGAACTTATGAGGTTGTTTACATCCGTTGTCGTAGTATAGCTTGCAAGCATTGATATAGTAGCCATCCCTTGACGTGCTTCCGAAATAATACCTGCCTTTGCGTTCGAGATAAGCCCGTTCACTTCGTCTGTTGTGGTGTACTGGGCAAGCATTGATATAGTAGCAAAATCCTTAGTTGCATTCGCCACAAATCCGGCGAGTGAATCCGTTCCCGTTCCGTTTTTCCATTCGGCAAAAGCCTTGATTGAAGCTGAGTTTTCATTAGTCTTGACTATGATAGAAGCTATGGAGTTGCCTGTTTCTGATATGAGCCGCTTCATACTGTCATCGAGATTGTCCATGCCTATGTTGTACATAGCGTCAAGGTTGTCTCTGTTCTGTATGGCGAGCTGTTCCTTTATCGCCGCAAGTTCATTTTCAAGCTGTTTGAAACGGTCATTCTCTCTTCCGCTTGTTTGTTTCTGTGCTTGTCTCTCTTTTTCGGGAACATTAGCTCCAAGATAATTACTCATTTTTGAAAACATCCCCTCCCCATGACAGAAGCAGCTCTATAGCAAGTATCTTTACGTCTCCGCTTCCCGCTATTCTCATCTTATGCATATAGCAGGAAGTCATTCTTATCATGCGCCGCATAAGCCTACGACCGCCCACAGACGATTCTAAGACAGCTTTTGTTGTGGTAGTGTATTTATCCTCTGGACGCATTAAATACGCTCTCACGCTTGCTCCGCTTGCGATATCACACAGAACGGATATTTTCTTGATTCTGCGAACGTCAATTCTTCCCGCAGCAAAGAAATCGGTTTCAAACCACCAGTCGCTTTCATACTCTTTTCCGCCGAGTTCATTCTCCGCGTTTCCTCCGGCGTTATTAAAAGCGTCCTCGTCATAGTCGATTATTCTAATCTTGCCGTCCCTGCAAAGCGCGACAATTCCCCATGATGTGGTTGCAAACTGCTTTATATTGTTGTCTGAGTTGAGTTTAGACCAAACGCCGCTCTTGTAGGTATAAAGTCCGTCTGAAATCTGCATATACACACGGTCTTTGTACGAGCCGAACACAGCTCCGTCAAGATTCAGCCGTCCGAGTTCTCCGTTTATCTTCTTCGGAGTGCCGCCGGTGAATGAATACACTGATTCGCCGGACGCGAAATACAGCACGCCGCCGCATTCGGTCAGCGCATACGGATTGTCACAGCCGTAAGAGCCTACGTCAACTATGCGGAACGGATTCTTGTTGTTGTAAACAAGCTGCATGAAGTCCTTTTTGAACAGCACAACGTGATTTGCGTATGTCGCTATAGCCGTAAACTTGCCGTCAGCTTTTACATTGGACTGTGACATTGACACCCACGCATTGGCGGAATTGCTTTCATCAGCTGTGTCAAGGTCGAAATCGGCATAATTGTTGAATGAAGAAGCATACACAAGGTCATCATTCACGCCGAACAGCCTTGAACAGTATACGGAAGCATATTTTATCGGCGGATATGTCTCTCCGAGAGATGCAGTCTGAAAGTTGGACGTTATGTTGAAGTCCATTGAAACACGGTCGGGATATATAAGAATCTTCCTCACATACGTTGACGCCGCTATATTTTCGGTATTCGACGCGACATTGAACTGAACCGCGTATCTTTCAGTGAAATCCTCGCCTGTTCCTTTCGCCGTGCCTATCTCTCCGGTGTGTTTAATATTGCCGGGTTTAATGTAGTCAGCCTTTATCTTTCCGCCGGAGCGGTATATCACAAGAAGCACGTCGCCGAATCCGTGAATTGATATAGGTTCCGAATACGTCTTGTACTCCTTTTGTTTTAAAGCCACTTTAATCTCCGGCGGGTCTACAATAACTCCGCTCGCCCCCGTGAGCTGTCCCGTATCAATATCGTTTGTTAGGTTTAACCCACCGAAATTCCAACGGATAACGCGTGACTTGCTTTCGCCGGACGGTATGTACTGCGCACCATAGACAAATTCGTTGTTGTCTTTTGCCATGCGTTAACCTCCGTATCTTTTATTACGCTTTTCCGCCCAAACCTTGAAGCTCTCAAGCTGTGTGTTGTAGTCTGCAAGCCACTTTCCGGCAAGCCCGTCCTCGTTCGCGATTTTGTACGCTTCTCCGCGCAGTCTCGCCGATACCATGTCAAGAAACTCCGCAGGAACTGCAACATTGTGATTGCCTGCTTCTGTCTTTAATATCGGTCGGAGACGGTATATAACCGTAATTTTATTCGGCACTTCCGTGAGACTTAGCACAAGATTCCCGTTGTAGTCTGTGTAGTACAGATTCTTGTCGGAGAAGTTCATCACGCCCTTTATACCGCTTTTCTCAACCTGCACACCGTCGGCATAAACCGCAATAACATCGTCATAGGTAACGGAAGCACAGCCGGAAGGAACGGCAAGCGTCGATAACGTCACCGAATCGGAAGCATAGTCAATCTCTGCGGAAGCATATTCGTCAAGTATTTCGGTGTAGATGAACTGCTCGACAGTATTAAGCCATCTGTACCACGAATCAGACTGAATCTCTATCGAAATATCCGCTTCTCCGATTATCGAATTAATGAAATCGGAACACTTTACTCCGCTGTCATACATGGAAATACCCTCCGTCAAGCAGTCGTTTTCTGCTCATTCTTCGTGCATACACAGCCTTGTAAGCAAAGTCCGCTTCGTTTACAAAATCGGTCTTTCTGTCGCTGTCTCCCGTGATGAGATATAACAGGTTGTCGCAAATGGCGGCTCTGTATTCGTCATATATCGGTATGTCAGTGTCGACTGTTCTCGGTCGCTGATATCCCGCGCCGCCTTGTATCACTTTCGATACACCGTATTTCCCGACAAGGTAGTTTATAGTCGTGTCGAGATGAGTGAGGAAAGTATTATGAGAACAATCAGAAGTAAGAGTGACTGTATCATATAAATCCTTTACGTTCAAATCGTTCCTCCTTTGTAGAATTATACGCAAACAGAAAAGGGAGTAGGGACTGTCCCTGCCCCCTTCTGCTTTATGCATGGGTTAGATTATTCGGTCTTTCTTTCGATTTCAATGCAAGTACCGGGGTTCTTGCAAATGAGTTCAAGGTAGTTTGCAAGGCAAGCACGGTATACGGACTTGCTTTCCATGAGGTTGAAAATACCGCCGCCCTGATAATTCATGAAGTCCCAGCCGGTCTGCCTAAGCTCAAACTGGGATGTGTCAACGCCCCACGCCTTAGAAGCCGGAACAAATCTCTCGTTGTAAACATCAACCTCTCTGTTGCCGTAAACAATCTTGATTGAAGCAAAACCGTTGCGGTAGTTGTTGTTGGTTACATATTGAGTGTTTGAGGACTTAAGGTAGTTGAGGAAGTCTGAATAGAGGGTGTCGCCCATCATGATAAGGTCAATCTTGCCGCGTCTCATTCTCTCGGAATCCTGAATAGCCTTGTTGATGAGAACATCGTCGGGTTCTTCTGTCTTCGCGGCAGTTACTGTGTAAGAGTAAGTGAGAGGCTTAAGCCAAGGATTATCAGCCTTTGTAAGACCGTAGATTGAAGTGATAGCGGAATCGTAAATCGTACCGAGACCGGTAATCTCTCTATCCTTGGAATTCTGCGTGTAGATAACCGCATTTGCACCGCAAGTGAATGTGGTGTCGAAGGTAACTGTCTTTGTGGAGTGGTCGATAGCCTTAATCTGTACTCCTGCTTTAGCGACAGTGCCGCCGCTCTCGTAAATGTCGCAAGTAAGACCTTCCATGAGATAAGAGGTGTCGTTTACAACATGAGAAGCCTTTGCGGAAGTAGCTGCTGCGGAAATGGTCGCAAGCTTGCCTGAACCGTTGCCGAAAAGCATTCTGCCGACGTTCCATGCGCACGCTTCATATGCCGCGTCCATCTCGTCCTTTACCGCGTCAATCATAGCCGACTTTGCGCTTCTGCCGAGCTGAATAGCCTTGTTGGAAATACGAAGCTCGTTGTACGCGTCCTTTGTGGTGTAGCTGAGCTTAGAGTACAGCGGTGCATGCGCGTCGGGAGTGTCCTGTCCTTCGCCGCTCATACCAAAGCCGCCGCCGATACCGATTCTCGCGCCGAATTGACCCATAGAAGCGTCAAGAGTGCCTTTCTTAATCTTCTGCATGAAGATTGACGGGTCAACATTCAGCGCGTTGTTCAGAAACGGAAGATACTCGTTAAGGAGTATGTTCTGAATATTGTTGAGGTCCTGTGTTTTGGGAGTAGCCATTTAATAAATCTCCTTTTCTTGAATGATTTTATCTGCCCCAGTATTTGTCGACGTTAGAGAAGAGTTCTTCTTTTGTCTGGGGTCTGTGTTCCGGAACTGCCGCGGCGTTGGTCATGCCCTGAGAAGCAGTCATTTTAGGCAGGTTTTCATTTTGCTTTTGTATGTTCTGCGCACGCCTGATTTCGAGTGCCTTTTGAGCGTCAGGGTTCGCCATTACCGCCGATACAAGTTCATCTGTCGTCATAGTCTTGTTAGGGTCTGACCTCAGACCGCGATTGATAAGACCGCCGAGAAGTCTCGCTCTTCCTGGTTCCATCGAGCTAAACTCCGGCATAGATCCTATAAAGCTGTCAATCTCCGCATCGTGTTCGCGGAAATCGGGGAATCTCGGGTCGTTGTATATTTGGTCTTTCGCAGCCGATACAGCAGCTTCACGCGTTCTCGCTTCGTAGTCGTCGCGCACGGGCTGCATTTCTGTCATCATCTCCTGGCGAATCATCTCGCGGAGAGCGTTCGCCATGTCAGCTTGATATTGATTCTGCGCCTGCGCCTGTTCGTCGGGGGACATATACTGAAGCTCGTTAATGTTGAGCTGAGGAAGCGTTATTGTTGCCGCCTGATTGGCAGCTTCTTCGGCAATTTGTGATTGCTCCTGCACCGCCTGCCGTGACTGCCCGAGAGACTGCATAAGCTGTGATATCTGCTCTGTGAGCTGCTGATTATGCGCTCTTAGTTCGTTTATCATGGCAGTCTGTGGGTCTTGTGCCGGAATCTGTGTCTGTTCAGTTGCAGTCGGTATTGTTTCCTGTGCCTGCGCAGCGTCGGCGGTATCTGTAGACTGTGCGTTTTCGACAGCCGCGGCTTCGTCAGCCATAACCTGTGCGTCTGCATCTGCTTGAGCTTGTGCATCATCGGCAGCCGCTTCTTCCGCAGCTACACGGGCAAATCCGGCGTCAAGTACATCGTTAAGTGACTGATATTCGTTTTCGTCGCGTTCGTTCATTTTAATTCACCTTTCTGTTGTAATGTCTGAGCAGCCATAGCCTTTTGCATTGCTTCTTGTTCTGCCGCCTGCTGCTGTCTTGCAAGATTCTGTTTGTGGTCTTGTATGTGCGCGTCAAACATCTTGCAGTATTCCGGCGCGCGCTTCATAAGCTGTCTGTAATCCGAGCCGAGAGCATATTTAACGTGCTCTTCGATATGGATTGCATCATCGTCGTAAATAAATCTCTCGGGTACTACGCCGCTTTCGAGGTATGCGTTCTCGCGGTTCGCGTTCTTCCGCTGTAAATCCACTTCGGAGTATGAGGACGGCGCGTCTCGCAGGTCAAATAAATCAAGTCCCTGCTCAATAAAACGCTTGTCAATACGTCCATCGTCTCCCGTCAGAAGTCCCGCATTAAGAGCCGCTATAAAATCCTGTCTCTTTTGGTCTTTGGAATGCCTTAGCTCGTTTTCGGCGGCAAAATCCACGTCATACGAGTTGATATCCTCCGAACACCACGTGTAAACTCCGCCTATCTCGTCCTGTCCGGCTATCATCAGTACGCGATAACCGCTTGAGAACTCCTTGTTGAGCATGAGCCATACACGAGCCATCGAAAGCACACCGCCGCGTATGCTGTCAGCAGTAAGCGACATACGAGTTGAATCTATCTGCCGCAGGTTGTCAATCGCAGTGCCGGAAGTTACGCCGGACGGAGCCGCACCGACTACCATAAGCTGAGATACACCAGCCGTGTACTCCATATCAGACGAAAGCCTGTCAAGCATCGAGTACACAATTGACGGCGGTTCGGGATAGTCTACTATCTCCGGTTTGCCGAACGATGGGTCATACACAAGCACGGAACCCGCTTCCATTGTGATTTCGTCCGCGTCCTCGTCCGTGTCGGGGTCTATGAGAGAACCGGACGGCACAAGCCACGGATTATTCGCCACGGTGTCAATAAAGTCCTGTATCTTGTTGTAGTTCTCGTTGTACGACCTTTGTAGAGGTATCAAATCTTGTATAACGGACTTGCCGAAGAACTGTCCCGATACCGGTTTTGACTTAATCGCTACGAGCGGGAATACACCGGCAGGGAGTGAACCGTAATATACAATCTCATCCTTGATAACCGTGATAAGCCGCCCCATCGGATAGCTTTTAGACGGATTCTCAAAGTACATTATCACTCTCTCACAGTTTTCTCGCGTCGTTTTCGTCATGCCGTAAGAGGTGTAAGAGCTGCCGTGACCTGTCGTGCCGTTCGGGAGCGGAGTTAGTATGTAGCTCTCAATCTCTTCCCCGTCAAATTTCTTTCCGTAGAGGTCGTATATCTCGCCGACATCAAGCACGCGCTCTATGATAACGTCGTGCTGGTCTTCGATTTCCTCAACCGTGAACGAAAACGGAAACACTTCATACGGCGATATCAAGCCGAAAGCAATGTCGCCCGACATGACAGGCTTTTCCTCTGCGACAGCGTCGCCGTCCGCGTTCATTCGCGTCACAGTGCCGTTTCCGACAATCTCTCCGATTTCCGCGTCCCACCAAGACAAGGTGAATGCAGTGCCGCATAACTCGCACCACGATATCAGCTTATCAATTTTGTTCTTAAAGTCCGTCACCGACTGGCAGTATTCAAGCAGCTTCGTTGAGGTCTTTGCTTTCTCCACATCGTCGGCTTCCGGTGAGCGCGGATTGACAATCATCTGATACTTGACCGTGCCGAGATTGGCGTGACGCGTCTCCATCAGCGGAGCAATGCGGTTGTAAACTCGTCTTTCCTTGTCGGCTTTTGTCTCCCTCTCTGTATCCTTAATGACGTTTTTGTACACGTCAATGTCGCAGTTTTGATGTCCCGCCATAAAGTTGGCGTTCAGCGTCCATTGCAACTCGTACCGCGCTCTTTCGTCTCGCCGTCTCTCAAGTTCCTGTTTTATCCCGTCTACTACGTCTTCATAGTATATCCGTTCACCTTTCTCGTCGAGGTCTACGGGTATGTTCGGCGGGTCGGGCTTGTTTTTCGGCTTACCGCGGAATAAATCAAGCAAACTCATGTACTACCACCTCCGTCTCTCGGCTTTTTGCGGTAAGGAGATATAACTCCCGTCTTCCCGCGTCTCTCCGGCGGAAGTCCGCACTTGTCGGAGATAAGCCGCTCAATCATTTTGTCCTTGCGGAGATTGTCGTACATCACAGCCGCAAGCGAGACTGACAGCACCACCACAGCGCATATCAGTCCGTATATCATGCCTTGCTCCTTGTCTTGCGCACAGTCTGCACTGCGGGAGCATCGTTTTCATTATCATTCTGTTCGGCTGTCTTTTCCGCCGGCTCTGTAAGACCGCTTAACAGCCCTATCGACTTAGCACAGTCGGGACAAAGGTACAGACCGCCGTTAAACACATCAGTCCTCTTAGAGTAGAGGTCGGTGTTTTTGTTGCGGCACCCGCCCATCATGCACAGCCGCGCGTGATTTATCTTGTTCTTCGTTACAGCCATACTGCTCATCTTCTCCTTTTCTTCTTTTTGCCAAAGACCTCAGCCTTGTATCTGTCTATCATCTTCTGCTCTTCCGTCCTCCTGTCCGGCTCGGCGGGAATACGGGCGTATGTAATGCACCAATAGCGTAGAGCGTCAGGCAAATGAGTTAGCTCGTGAGGCTCTGTAGCACAGTCGTTGACGTTGTCCTCATCCGCCTTAATGGTGGATATGCACCTGATAAGGTTTTTGCAGCTTGAGAATATCTTTAGCCGCGCCGTCTTGCCACCGTCCACATCATCAACTACCTTTAGCCGCTCATGTACCTGCATCCAGCCGGATATTCGGTTGTTGTCGCTCTTTGTGAGCGGCACGCCGCAGTCTCTGTATATCTCATCAATTGTGCGCCCCGTGTCTTTTGTCCTGCTCCATAAGTCGGGTGGAGCGTATGTTACCCACCTTGTCTGTGACCTCGGCTCGCCGTGTTGAATAGCGGCGGCGGCATCGGAAACAATCAGTCCGTGCTTGTATATTTCTGATATAACATAAGCGTTGCCCTCGGTGTCAATCGCCACATACAAGCAAGCCAGAGCGTCAAGACCGTAGTCAATTGCCCTCTCAATACGCCAGTAATCGGGGATTGAAAACGGCTGAATAACGTGTACATCGGGGTCAAACTCCTCAAAATACACCGCTCCGTCAACGCCCCACTCACCAAGCCCAGCTACCCTGTAACGCGCCGGTTGAGTAAGCCGCATCCGCTCAAACTCCGCCTTGTCATCGTCAGAGAGCCACTCATTGCACATGTAGTTTGTCGTAATCGCCAGCACATCGGGGGAGGGATTATCGAAAAATCTCGGCTTAATCCACGTCGATTCACTCCACGGGTTAAAAGTGAGCGAAATCTGACGGAAATATCCGTCGGGAAGGTCGCCCATGAGAGAATCGCACAGTTTGTCGAACTCGTCCTCGTCCTCTATCTCGTAGCACTCCTCACACCACAGCCAGCATATAGCACCAATCTCGCATGTGATTGATGTAATTTTGAGCGAATCATCCAGACCACGAAAATATATCTTTTGTCCGGTGGGAATATATGTAATCTCAAGCGGTGATTCTTTACATTTGAAGAACTCATCCACTCCGAAACGGTGAATAGCCCACTTAAGCTGAGTGTAACAGCTGTCCTTGAGCGTGTTGGCGTACCGTCTCACTACCAGAGCGTTTGAGAGAGGATATTTTATCAGCTGATAAATGAGCTTGAGAGCCTGTGTAGTCGACTTTTTGGAGCGGCGAGACCCCTTAATCGCGACATAGCGGCATTTTGAACGCCACATCGTACCGTATCCGCTCCCTACAATGTCCGGCAGATACACCCGAGAGAGCTTGTCCGCCGCGTCAGTCACTTAGGTCGCCCTCTCCCGATATCACGACGGGAACACCGCCGGATATCTTAGTCTCCTGCTGCGTGCGGTACTCCGGATAGCGTCCGAGCCAGATTCCGGCAAGCCGAGTGTTGAGCGTGCCGTCCTCAAAACGCCCTCTCACGTTGTCCTTGCACTCGTCCTCAATCCTCTCACAAACATCAGCGTAGTCCTCATCCTCTCTATAATCCGCCCACAAACGACGGGAAAGCGGGAGGAACAGGCAAAAGCCGTCAATCGTATAGGTGAGCGGAGCAAGCACATTGGAAACAGTTGTTTCTTTCACTTTTTTCCCATCGGCGTCGGTCGTTGTAGTTGTGACCTGCCGCTTTTTCACATTGCCGTCGCATTTCGCCTTGTACTTCTCCCAGCGTTTCTCTATTTCATCCGGCGTAAACTTGCGAGGACGCCCTACATCTTGTGCTACAAACAAATGCTGACCCAAAATCCGCACCCCTTTCACAAAATCCTACCCAAATTGTAGGAGTTAGGCAAATGTCTAAAATAAAGTAGACAAAAGCCGAATATTACTTTATGTGTCACTTATAGCACATTTTATCTGATTTGTCAAACATCCGTCCATCAAAATTTTGTATTTTGGTGAACAGCTGTACTAAAATTTTGTATTTTGACGAAATAAAAAAAAGGAATATCATGACATTTCTTTTTTTGGAAATTTTTTTCCAATTTTTTTAAGAAAGAAAAGTACCAAAAGAAAGAAGTATATTTATACTATAGAACTATAAGAATAACTATATTATAAGATACTATAAATATAGTATATCTATAGTACTATAGTAATACTATAAATTAAATATAGATACTATATTATATATTAATCTATAGTTTTATAATATACGCAAATTCGTCTTTTTTCTTTTTTTGCGCAATAAAAAAGAGGGGTCACTCCCCTCCTCTTGAAAAGCCGTCCGCACTCATCTGCCGCTCTATCGCCTTAACGATGTATGCGCTAAGCGACAGTCCGGCTCTCTCTGCCGCCGCCTGGATGAGGAAGACAGAGGCGTGACGGTCTTCCCCAAACAGAACGGCAAGCCCGGCGTTTGGGATTACCAAATCAAGGGCGCGTTCAAAGACGCCTGCGGTGGTCTCTCCCGCGTAAAAACGACGGAATCAGCCAAAATCAAGGCTTACAAAAAGGTCATTGATAAGTTGATTTTTGTCGAGCCGCGTTTCGCACCGTATAAAGTCAACGGCGAGCTTGGCATATGCGAGCGACCGCTGAGGACAAGCGGCGCGACGGGAGAAAGAACAGCCCTTGCCGCGTCGGAAACTCTTCCCGCCGGTTCATCCGTCGAATTCACAATCTTGCTGTTCGACGAAAAGCTGGAGCCGGCAGTCCGCGAATGGCTTGATTACGGCAAGTACAGCGGCTTCGGACAGTGGCGGAATTCCGGAAAAGGACGGTATACCTGGGAAGAAATCGTATAAAGTGCCAAAAAAAAGAGAGCCGAAAGGCTCTTTTTTATTTTGTATCCGTAATGTATTCCGTGTTTTCGTGCCGTATCCATCCTCGGTCAAGGTGCGTGTTGTCGTATATCGTCATTCCGACGAAAATAGCCGCCATTATCACCGCAATTGCCGCGCAAATGTATTTTTCGACCCGTATACGCAGTATCTGTCTGTCTTTGTCCGCTATAATCCGTTCAATTTCCTGCTCGTGCCGCTTTTCCAGCAAATCGACAACTTCCCTCCTGTAGTCTCCTTCCGCAGGCTTTTCACAAACATTCGTTTCTTCCGCGTCAGTCTCAAAAGCACCATGGAGCGCATTCATCACGTCCACGCTCGGAGATTTCACCTCGTTTCGGCAGTACCTCTGCACCGTCGAGACAGATATTCCCGTTTTGTCCGCCAATTCCTGATAAGTCATACCTTGTTTCCGTCGAGCTTCCTCAATTTCATTCCTTTCCATTCGTTTTTTACTCCTTTTCAAGTGTTTAATCAATGTTGTTCAACTTCAATTGTCGCGTTTTCTGTCGGTTTTTTTGCTTTTTCCCATATGTGATGTGTATTTCCCATCGTTTCCCATATGTGACTGTTGCTTTTCCCACCTCCATGTGCTACACTAATTATACCATAGATTACCAAAACATACAAGAGAAAAGAGGAAAATAAATGGATAATTGTAAGTTTGACTTGTTCGACATCATAAACCGGCTCAATGATAAAGGAATCGTTATTCTCTGGCGTTTCGCGAAGTTCTTGTTCAGTAAAAGAAAATACCGCAAATAAACGCATTTTCCACAGTTACGGTATTTACAAACACGCGTTCGCGTGATATAGTAAAACCAACAAACCGCCGGAGGGGAATATGATAGTAAACGACTACATAAAGGAACGACTAAGGAAGCTCACGCCGGAGCAGAAGAAAAAGCTACTCGACCTGCTCAAACAGGTAAAAAACGTCTCGAAATGAGACGCTTTTTGCATTATTTGCTGGTTGTTATACGACTTGAATTGTCGCTTGCTTGATAAGTCACTTCGCAACCAAGCAACTTTGCTATAGATTTAAGCGGCACATATGCTGTTCCATCGTGTACAAATGGCATTACAGCCATGCCGTTTGAATCAGTAAAATAAGCTCTCTCACCGTCTATATACACCGAAATACCATAAGTCACATCAAGATATATCTTGTTGTCCGGAATAATTTCGGGTATCTCTTTCTTCACGTCTGTTTCGCTCGTTGCATCTGTCTTTTCTTGTTGTATTTGTGCGATGTACTCTTCTTTGGTTATAGTGCCATATTTTTTGAGATATTCTTGAAGGTCTTCTCCGAGTTCGGATATCTTAATTTTTTCAGTTTCTTGAGTTTCCGTTTCTTTTGAAGTAGTCGAAGTTTGATACGATGACGTGTAAGGGCAAACTCCGTTTACATGCTGATGCGCCGGATAACCGTGATGATAATGGTATTCGCCTGTGCTGCGGTTATAGTGTCCTCCGTTCGAATCTGTCCTGCCCGAGTGCGCGAAGCATAGTACAGACAAACCAATTGCTGTTACAAGCGAAAGAATAATTACAAATATTCGCTTTTTCATTTCCCCCTCCTGGTCGTTTTTTTACTTTTTACGCTTTTTCGCCGCTTTTACGGCAATTCCTATTGTCCCTCCCGCAGCAGCCGCGCCAACACCGCACACAGTGACGTTTTTAGTGATTTCCTTCCGCTTTCTCTCTTCCTCTTCGCGCTTTAGCCGTTCTTCTTCCAGTCTCTTCGCTTCTTCTTGAGCCTTTATAACATAAGGACAGCTTCCGTCCGCATAGTGATAATGCGCAGGCTTGCCATGATGGTAGTGATAATCACCTGTGCTGTGGTCATAATGTCCGCCGTCAGAATCTGTTCGCCCGCTGTGTGCTACACACGGCAATGCGAGTACAAGAGCCAGCAATATCGCGATTAACGTATTTCTTTTCTTCATAATTCACTGGATGGACGGCGTACCCTGTATAACCTTTGTGTCTATTCGCTTGTCAACACCATTTCGGCTATACTTGTACACCTCCGCATTTGTATGTTTGATTTTTCCTGTTTCTCGGTCATAAATCCACAAGTTATAGCGGCTTTCTGTGTCTTCAACAGATACACTTGTTGTTTCTTTGTATCTGTATTCATATTCAGCCTTAGCTCTTTGCGTTCGGTTGTACTGTATATCTTCGACCGTTTTCACCGTAATAGTTCCGGCAAGAGCGATAACCGATACAAGCATAAGATTCACTAATGTTGGAGTGAGCTTCTTCACTTCTTCCCCTCCAGTCTGTCAAGCGTGTCCATCAGCCAACCGCGCATATCCTCCGGCAAGGCTTCAATCCGTTTGTATAATTCCATATCAATATCCTCCGCTTCCACCTCGGGAGCTTTTTCTTTTGCCGTGTCGTTCAGTTCATCCATTGTAACGCCCAAAAACTTCGCGATTTCCGGCAAATATTTCATGTAAGACTTGGTTTTCCCGTTTTTCCACTCCGAAATTTGATAATTCTTTATGCCCAAATAATCCGCAAGCTGCTTTTGTGGTATGCTTTTTTCGTACATTAACCGCAGTATATTGTTCAATATATCCAAACAGCGCACCTCGTTTTTGTTACTTGTCATGAACTTGGAATTTATCCAACTAACTTATTGACTATTCCAACTTGTTGGAGTATAATATACACGTAGCCGGAACACAGGAGAGCTTCGGTTGCAGTCTGTCCTCCATTTTTGATTATACCGTGTAAGCGGCGCTTGTGAGGGCTTAAAGCTCCCGCCGAACTGCACGGACAACCGCGCCTATACGTTCAACGGCAGACGATACCATAATGCGTACAACAGCGGTTCAACTCCGCAAGGCGCGTCTTGTCATTGAGTTGTTTTCTCATTGATTTTACTCCTTTCGGCGAGAGATAGGTCTCGGACATTCCCTGTCTCTCGTACTGGGAAATCGCCAAACGGTAAGGCAAGGGACTTTGACTCCCTCATCGCAGGTTCAACTCCTGCTTTCCCATTTCACCGATTAACCTCCGGCTTGTCCGTCCTCCCGAGAAGGTAGTCAACGGACACGTCGAGATAATCGGCAATTCTCGCAAGACTGAAACAAGAGATTCCTTTTTTATCACTCTTCTGTCTCAAGATAGCTTCGCTAAGTCCGCATTCTGAGAGCATTGTCCCGATACTGACCTTGCGCTGTTTGCAAACGCTCTTAATACAGCTATTTAGTTCTTCAGCAGTGTGCATAAAAAACAGCTCCCTCTTTTGTGCAGTCAAACGAAACGTAAAAATTTTGACGAAACCTATTGAAATCGTTAAAATTTTGACGTATAATAATTACAGCAAAGCCACCGTAACGACTTCGCTGAATTTTTTCCGATAATTTGAGAAGATAAACTTCGGAAAAATGAATAAAGCGAAATCGCCCGGTGTGACCCGAACGAAAACTTATATAAAACTCTAACCAAAGTCATTATATCAAGTTTTCGCACGGCTGTCAATACGAATTTGCGCAAAACTCCAACAAAATACTACAAAGAAAGGAGGAACAGCCTTGTACAACACCATCAAAGCAAGAATGGCTGCGCTCGGTCTTAAAAGCAAGGACATCATCGAAATCATCAACAAGAGATATAACGAACACGTCTCAGGCTCCGGCTTTTCCGACGCAATCCGCTCATCGTACAAGTTCCCTCGCCAGGAGCAAATCTGCGATTGGGTAGAGAAAATCCTCACCGAAAAAGAAAACGAACAGAAACAGTAAGAAAGGAGACAGCCGATGAACCGCGACCAGCTCACCGTAACAAAGCAGTGCGCCATAGTATGGCAGAACGTAGAATATCTGAAGTCGCTCAAAGGCGCAACAGATACCGACATAGCACGAGCGATGAACAGAAGCGTGCAGACCGTAGTAAACCGCAGGTCACATCCCAGGAACACCACGGTCGACGACTTGATAAAGCTCGGCAAATACTTCAAAATCCCGCCAGCGTCCCTGTTAATGCCCCTCGTAGCCGCAGAACCGCCAAAGCCGGAGGAATACATCAAATGAGCAGCCCCTACAAATTCAGCGAGTGGACATACGTCGATAAGGCAATCGCCGAAAATCACCACATATGCACCCGCTGTCACGGCGACATCACATCGGGCCACATCGAGAAGCCCGTCCTCATCACATACGACGGAGACAATATCGAGTATATCTGCCCCGACTGCACGACAGACTTCTTCTTCTACTCCCTCGGCAAGACGTTGGAAGCACTGAACTGCGACCCCGTAGACACCGAGCAGGACGAAGAAGACCGAAAGGAGCGGATGAAGAATGCCGAAAGGCATATATGACAGAAGCAAGGCGAAACCCCGCAAAAGAACAAAAAACAGACCGGCAGTAATTGGATTTTCACCTGAAAACGCAATCGTCTGCCTGACCTGCACCGCAAAGAAATGCACAGGCGCAGACGCTTGCTTTAAGCGAAGAAAAAAGGAGTTGGCAGGATGAAACGCAAAGAATCACTGAAAGAGTATCATTCCCAGCACTGTCTTTCCAAAACAAAGTTGTTCCGTATCATCGACAAATGCCCCGAATGGTTCAAATACTGCGAAGACCACCCCGAAGCGGCAGAGGAATCCAAATCACTTCTGTTCGGCGCGGCACTTCACAAGTACGTACTTGAGCCGGAATCATTCTTCGACGAATACGCGGTAATGCCGAACGTCGACAGGCGAACAAAAGCGGGTAAAGAAGAGTACATCGCATTTTCCGAAAGCATAGGCGAAAGAGATGTGATATCGAACGACGATTTCACCGTTATTCAGCAGATGGACGCAAAAATCAAATCATTCCCCCTCGCGAAATACCTGCTGACAGGTGAAATCGAAACCTCGTACTACTATAAAGACAGTCTGACAGGAATAGACCTGCAAGCAAGACCCGACGTTTACAAGCGTGTCGGAGAGCGCGGATTGATAGTCGACCTCAAAACGTGTGCAAGCGCAGACAGCGATACTTTTCGCAAATCCGCAGTAAACTACGGCTACGATATGCAAGCCGCGATGTTTATCGACGCTTGTACCACCGAATACGGTATCCCGTGCGACTTTGTGTTCGTTGCAGTCGAAAAAACACCGCCATATATGGTAAATGTGCTGTCGGCTGACGAACTGCTTATCAAGTACGGCAGAGACAGGCTGAGAGAAGCCATAGGAATTTACAAAGAATGCTCCGAATCCGGCAACTGGTACGGTTACAACGGATTCTCAGGCATAATAAACAACCTCGGATTACCATCATATTTAGCAAAGGAGATTCAGTAATGAGAAGCGACACCCCAACTACAAACGTTCAGGAATACGCACAAGCCCCGAATATGCCGCAGTCGGCTAATGTACCCACAGGAGATATAAATCAAGGCACGGTGCTCATAGAGAGCCAGAGAGCAATTGCAGAAGCACAAGGCAAGCTTATAATTGCACAGCGTTTCCCTCGCGACCCCATCAGAGCATACGCGAAGGTCATGGAAGCTTGTCAGAGACCTTCACTTGCAAATTCAGCTTTTTACAGCTACAGCCGCGGCGGTTCTTCCGTTTCCGGTCCCACTATCAGATTTGCGGAAGAGCTTGCAAGATGCTGGGGAAACATAGACTACGGCATTAAAGAACTTTCTCAGGATAACGGAAAATCGGAAATGCAGGCTTATGCATGGGATTTGGAAACAAATACAATCAGCGTTCAGAATTTCACCAATCCACATATACGCGAAACAAAAACAGGTTCGGTGCAGCTCACGTCACAGCGCGATATATACGAGCTTAACGCAAACATGGGCGCAAGGCGTTTGAGAAGCCGCATTCTCGCGATTCTTCCCGCCGACCTCGTTGAAGACGCAATCAAGAAGTGCAAAGAGACTATAGCCGGAAAGTCAGACGAACCGCTTGTTGACAGAGTAAGAAAGATGGTTGTTCAGTTCTCGAAGTTCGGCGTAACGCAGGAACAGATAGAAAAACGTCTCGGCAGAAAGATAGACACCATGAACACAGAAGACTTTGTTGAGTACGTCGGAATTTTCAATTCGCTCAAAGAGGGCGCGTCGAAAATCGCAGAATGGTTTGAATCAGCTCCCGAAGCAAACGAACTCACAGCTAATATCGAAGCGGCAATGAAAGCAGAGCAGAAATGAAGATTATAGTCGACACAAGAGAAAAGCCGAGAGCAATAGCGCAAATCCTCGCATATTTCGAGCAAAACGGAATTGAGTACGAAAAGCGAAAGCTCAATACGGGAGACTACATGAGAGAAGATAACCCGCTACTCACAGTCGACCGCAAACAAAATCTCGGTGAAGTCGCGAACAACCTTACGAACGACAACGGAAGATTCATGCGTGAGGTGCGTAGAGCTTCTGAGAGCGGACAAAAGCTAATAGTCCTTGTAGAACACGGTGGCAGGATAAAGACGCTCACAGACGTTCACAGTTGGCAGAATCCAATCCGCGCAAAGCACCCCGAAGCGATAGACGGCAGAGCACTTTTAGAGCGTATGCACAGAGTATCGGTGATGTACGGTGTCGAATGGTGGTTTTGCGATAAGTCGAACACAGGAGCAGAAATAGTGAGGGCTTTAAATGCCTAAGCGCGGAAGCGGTAAACTGTACGAGCTGAACGGCGAACGGCATACGCTGACAGAGTGGTGCAGGCTCTACGGCGTTCCCGTGCAGAGGACGCAGGGAAGAATCAGCCGCGGCAACTATACCCTCTACGAAGCACTCACAACGCCGCAGGGGAACCCAATTCAATCACGCAGACGAAAGGAGGCACGGATACATGAAAAAGGCAACGGAGATAATAGACGAGAGACACCTTGTGAGTGAGCTGCACATCAACTGGAAATCGCGCGGCTACACCGACGGCGGAATGGCAGACCTGCTTGAAATAGAACCGAAAACAATAAGCTATAAACTCAGCGGTATTAACCCTGCCAATAACGGCAGAAAAGCGCATTTCAAGTTGAACGAGATAATGCAGATAATACACTATCTCGGCTTCAAGCTCTATCTTGTGAGAGAGGATGATGCGAAATGAACATCCCCGACAGATGGATACCACTGCTTGATACGTTAAATGACAAAGACCTTGCAACACTCATAAGAGCGATTCTCCACAATGAAGATGAGCCGACGGTATCAAAGAAAAATCAAGCAATCATTCACAGCATTTACTCAGACTTGAGCAAGGTTAAGAGGAACAATGAATATCAAAAAAAATTCCATTCCAAATCTTATAATAATCTTAATCTAATATTAGAAAAAGATTTAAATAATATTAGATTAAGACAAGAAGAGAAAAGAGAAGCGTCTCCCCCTTGTTCCCCCTCTTCTTTTCCCCCACACCCCCTTATTAACTCCCCCTATAATCCCCCTCTTGAAGAGAAAAGAGAAGAAGCACTAACGGGCGTGTGCGCGGGCGCGTGTGAGGACGAGCAGATTTCCTTTGAAGGCTTTGAACCCCTTGAACCGCCAGAATCCGAGGTTAAGCACAGAAAACCGACGATAGCGGAGCGTTTTGAAGCCTTATGGGCAGAATACCCCAAGAAAAACGGCAAAAAGAACGCTTTTGAGAGCTATCAACGTGCTTTAAAAGACGGCGTGACGGATGAAGTGATAGCCGACGGTATCAAGCGATACAAGGAGCATATAGCCACAAAGCACACGGAAGACAAGTATATCCTGATAGGCTCGTCCTATTTCCAACAGCGGCGATGGGAAGACGAATACGACACCGTATCAGTCGCACCAACTTGCAGCGAAAAATCGGGAGGTGATGAATTTCTAAATTACCTCAACGAGGAACTTGAAAAAGAAAAAGCGAAAAGAGAAAGCCGATGGACAGAACAGACGTAATATCAACGCTGAAAATTCTCAAAGTCGCATATCCCGGATTTTACGCGAAGATGAGCAAAACGGACGCAGAGGACACCGTATCTGTGTGGTGCGATATGTTTTGCGAAGAGGACGTGAACGTTGTCAAAATCGCTCTGTACAAGGTCATTGAAGAACACACAGGCTTTCCTCCGACGATAGCTGACATCAAGACGCAGATACGAGAAATGCGCAGAGCGGCGACGGGAGAAAAGACGGACGAAGAACTGTGGTCTCAGCTGAAAGCGGCAGTGTCGAACGGCTACTACGGAGCAAAAGAGGAATTCGCGAAACTTCCTCCCGAACTGCAAAGATACCTCGGAACGCCTAACACTCTCCGCGAACTTTCACAGGTTGACACCGATACGTTTAACACCGTCACTCACGGGCAGTTCCTCAAACAGATAGGCATCATCCGCGACAGAGTGAGATTTGACAACGAAACGCCGCCCGAAATCAAGGCACTGCTCGGCACAGTAACAAAGCCGATACCCGCAAACAACAGACTTACCGAAAACGAATTTAACGAGAGCAGAAACAGACTGCTCGACACATTACAAAACAATCCGTAGAAAGGACACAATACAATGACAGACAACACAATACTCGCAGATTTCGCACCATGGAATCCCGCAAGCCGTAAACCGAAAGCATCCGGCAAGTACCTTATCTGGACGAACGACGGAAGCATGATGGTAGCCGATTACTCCGTAAAATACGACGGATGGGGAATCCTGCCGGACGGCGGCAGAGCCTACGAAATCAAAGACGTTGAGTTCTGGATGAGCATTCTTCCCCCGACAATCTTCTGAACGAAAGGACAAAGGCAATGAAACAAAGGCTGATACAGAATACACTGATATCGAGCGGCGTGACAATGCTCGGAGTTATAACCTCATGCGGAATGTGGTACTACACCGCTCCCTCATGCGTCGTGTTCACCGTAAGCGCAATGGCAATGTGTTTGCTCACCATAGCAATAACAGCCGCCAGAGAGCTTCTCAGAGCGTATGAGCGCACACTGCCGAGAAAGCGCAGGAGAATCCGCATGAGATACGACAGCCGCGGAATGCACACCGACAGTCAGCGTCTCGGCTACGTATCGGCGGAAACAATCAGAGAGGTGTGCAGAAGATGAAAAACGAAAGGAGCAAAACAATGACTGACGCAGAAAGATGCGTAACGTGCGGAGCTGTGATACCCGAAGGGAGACAGGTATGCCCGATATGCTATGCGAAATACCACAACGACTACTCTGAAGAGCTGGCGTACCTCTGGAAGGTGCTGAAAAAGACCGAAAGCAGTCTCAAAACAGCCGACAAGAGAAACGCGCCGAACGAAGAACGCGCAAACCTCCGCAAAAGGCGCGATATGCTGTACACGATAATCAACATAGTGGAGGACGCGGGAACATGAAGTGCCTGGTAAAGAAAATACAGTACCAAAAGGCGGAAAACGCACTTACCACCGAATACGGAATGTGGCTTCTCGAATATGTTGACGTTGCTTTCGGCGTAACACTTGCCGAGAACTACGGCTTCCGCGAGAAGAGACTGCAAAGGTTTTACGATGGGAACCGAAACGGACTGTGCGAAATGGTGAACGCCAATATGCCGACGGCAATGTTCGTTGATAAAGGCAAGGGCAGGCGCAAGGGAGACAGCTCCGACCTCGTTGACGACGGAGTAGACACGACGGAGTACATGATAAAACGCGAACTCCGAAACATAGGCTTTTCCGACTGCGATTTCGAGGCACTCTCGCCCGAAAACAAATACAACGAAAACGCGCACCATACACAGCTTGAAATCATGTCGCACAACTTGAGAACGGCATGGTATGAAGCAAACGCAAGACGTGCTGTAAGGCTCTACGCGGCGTATACGCTGATGTATATGCACGACACCTACAACTACGGCGCGGAGAGATTAAACCGCCTGTATGCGCTTGTAGCCCCTCATATAAAGTCCTATATCGAACGCTTCTTAATAGGCAGCCGCCGCGTCGACAGAGAGCTGCACGAGGAACTGGACGAGATGCACGGCAAACTTGAGAAATGCGGGCTGCACCTTGAAGAAGTTGTAAAGGAAGACGCAGTGACGGTAAACCGAAAAGAACCGCCAAAAGAATCAAAGAACCCGCCGATACACCTTGACATAGGCGAGTACGAAAAAATCATGAAAGAAGTTGCCCGAGTGGCGCTGTAAGGAGGATGAACAAACATGAAAAATTGCGAAAAATGCGAATACTGTGAAGGGTTTGACTATTACGACGGTACGCCGAATTGCACTTGCAAGGGTGGCGCAAGCAGTTGTCCGTACAATGACAGCGGAGATATAAGCAAGAACGAATTTAAAATTACGCTCGACATTCCAAATGTTAATGATTATATCAAGCACACCGTAGAAAACACCGTGGAACGCGCGATATATAACATTATCGACAAGTATGTGAGAGAAACAGTGAGGTCAGAAATAGAGGAAGCAGCTAAAGTGTACGCTGAGAAATCGCTCGAAAAAGCCGTTGACGATGAAATAAAAGCCTATATGCAGGAAGACATAACCATAGGCGACTGCTGGAGTTCATCCAAGAGAACGCTAAGTAGGAACGACTACCTCAGCGAATGCACCGCTAAAGCTGTGGAATCAGGTCTGAGTTCGAAAAAGATAGCCCAGACCGTCACCGATTACTGCGAAACTACAATAAACAAATTTGCGAGAGACCTTAAAGAAGAAGTAAATTTCAAAATAAAGGACAAGTTTGACGAAACGACAAGGAAAGCACTGTCGGATAATGTTGTAACAATGCTGATGGCGGGTGACACATACAAAAAGCTTTCCGACAGCATGGGGAGGATTTTAGAATGAACTTCAAACTTAAGGCAGGAGCGTTCGCACCGATAAGAGCGCATAAGCAGGACGCGGGAGTAGACCTCTTATCCCCCGTCACGGTCACAATTTACCCCGGAGACAGCGCGACAATAGACACAGGCGTGTGCGCGGAGATACCCGAGGGATTCTGCGGACAGATATGGTCGAAGAGCGGACTGAACGTAAACCACGGCATTCTCTCGACAGGAATGGTGGATGCGCTTTACTCTGGCAGTATCAAGATAAAGCTCTACAACCACTCTCACGAGATATACACGGTAAATCGCGGAGACAAGATATCCCAGCTTGTGGTTACACCTTGCGACACAAGCGACGTGGTCATAGTAGACGAAATAGCAAGCGGAGAGCGCGGAGAAAACGGCTTCGGCAGCACAGGAAGATAACTGCAACGGAATAGATAAGCTGCGACACGATTAGCAACGGAAACGAATTGAGAAGAAACGCACCGCGCCGAAATGGAATCGAATGGACAGGCGGCGAAAGGCACAGCAACGGAAACGAATTGATATGATAGGCATAGAGCAGAACCGCAACGGAAAAGCGAAGCACGGACAAGCGCGGAAACGGAAAAGCAAAAATACCGCGCCGGACGGAATCCGGCAGAAAGGAAGATAATATGGAAGACTTAGAACTCGCGAGAGAGACGCTCAAAAACACAAAGTACCTCAAAAGCAAATATCCCCAATGGAGAATCGAGGAATTAGCGGATATATTGGGAATCAGCGAGATGTACGGTATACCCATTAAAGAATTTTACTCTCACAGCTACGGTTATTTTTTAAACGGCGGTCACGGATTCGGCTTTAAAATCCTAAAAAAGCCTGTAATAATCAACTCAGAAACGCGTTACGAGCCGAGCGACAGTGTGTGGCATATGCTCGTCAACACTGGCGGCTGTCGGAGGTATCTCGGATTTTGACGAGATTATGCAGGACGTACACAAGCAAAATATGCGGAGAATTTGAAATGAAAACATCGAAACAAAGCAAAATGCCACTGTGGAAGAAGTCAATGCTGAAAAACTTGGGGATGAGCGATATAAAAGAACAACTTTGGGAAATCAGCGACAACGGCGATGCTTATGGATATGAGTGGGGCGATGAGAGCGGATATTACGCCGAATATAAAGACCAATTCGACGAGCTTTCGGCGCAAGCCGGAATGCTGCTCGAAGCACTCGACAACATAGAGAGTGAGTGGTACATTGACGAATACGAAGCAGAAGAGCAATGGAACGACATCACAGTCGGAATGCTTGGCGAAGTGTATACCGTGTTGGGATATGACGCCGAAGAACTGGATTATTACAACATCCTCTCTTACGCGGAAGACTTGGCGCAGGAAGAGGCAATTAAACGGCTAATGCGATTAACCAAACCAGAGCTTATTAAGCGTATGCAATATTGCTTAAAAATTATTGTGCTGTTTTACGACATAAAGGCGGCGCACGATTGCCTTACGAGCATTGTTGAGTCGCTCGACGAAAAAGGCGCGATGTTGGAGCGCAAAAACGACGAAATCAACCGAATCTACGAAGATATCACGGGTAAGGATTGCGAAACATTTGATGCAATTATCGAAAATATACCTCAAAGGATGTGGCTGGAATAACCGCGCCGGACGGAATCCGGCAGAAAGGAAGATAATATGGCAAAGTTTAAAGTTGGGGATAGAGTAGAGTTAATAAGCAATATATATTTTACTCACGCTTGCATTGGCGACAAAGGTGAGGTGGTGAGCGCAAATTATAACCTCGTAGGTGATACAAGTTATGGCGTGCAAATGGACGTAAAAAGACCGTTTTACCACAGTTGCCACGGTAAAGCCGCTGACGGTTACGGACAGTATTTATGGGGAAGCTGTTTAAAGCTCGTCGAAGAGAAGCCAACCCGTGAATTTAAGTTGATTATCACCTCAAAGGGCGACACCACCACAGCAAAGCTGATACACGGCAAGGACGTAGAGAAAGAAGCAACCGTGTCGCGCTACAGCAAAGACGAATACAGCGAGAAAGCCGCAGTTGAAGCTGTCACGAAGAAGATTTTCAGCGAGGACGAGAACGAGGACGAGAAAGAGAACGAAGCAAACAAGCCGTACAATGGTAAGGCAGTATGGACAAGTGACAACGAAAGCGTTTATACGAAAGGAAAAATATACAAATTTGTTGACGGACGTATTAAACATGATTTGGGATTTACAATTGGCGGATATACCCTCGCAAACATGAGACAGTTCGGTTGTTTTATCCCGATAGTGGAGTGATGGAGGACGAATGAAAGACGCGACGAAAATAAACGCAATACCGTTAGAACTTGCCGCTGCAAACGAATTTATAGCTAATTTACATCGGCATCACGGCCCTGTCTATCGTGATAAATTCCGCGTCGGAGCCTTAGTTGACGGTAAATTGGTCGGAGTTGTACAGGTCGGCAGACCTGTATCACGATACCTTGACAACGGCGAAAATATAGAGGTTGTTCGACTTTGTACAGACGGGACGAAGAATGTGTGCTCCTTCCTCTATGCCAAAGCGGCACGAATCGCCAAAGAAATGGGATACAAGAAAATCATAACTTACATCTTAGAGAGCGAAAGCGGAACTTCGCTCAAAGCGGCGGGCTGGAAACAAGAGACGGTCACAAATGGCGGAACTTGGAATCGCAAAAGTCGACCAAGAAACACCACTGCACCAACAGTACCGAAAAAACGATATGTAAAAATTTTACAGGAGGACGAATGAAATGCCGATGAGAGACCGCGAAGACCTCATAGATATAGATATTCCATCCGCACAAAAGGCGATGGTGAAAATCATGAATGACTCATACGAGGAATGTAGATATTTAAACTGTATCAGCTGTCCAGACGGAAAAAGAAAACGCGCATTTAATAGTATGATGAGTTGCATTCTGTTTAAGTACGCACGAAAGCTTTACGAAGCAGGATTTGTATACGCCGAAGAAGATGTGTGGAGCGCATACAACGACGGTTACGCGTGCGGAATGGAACAGGGTATAGAAGCAGAAAGGAGCAGAAAAGGATGAATAATTACGAAGAAGAGCATTTTGGAGATTTTGTTGATTTTTGGGACGATACGCCCGAATTTGATGAGCGAATAGAGGAACTTAAAACTGCTCTTAGAGCGGATGTCAAGCGTGAAACCAAGGAACTTATAGAAAAGCTCCAAAAGGAACTCGACGAGCTGAAAGACTACAAAGCACGCAAAAACGAAATCGATCGCAAGTATCATGACGAAATCGCAAAGATGGCAAAAGCCGAAGCGGAAATTGAACGCAAGTACCGCAACAAGAAAGCGCAGGAAATACTTGCTGAATGCTGTACGGTAGGATGGAGAGCGGCATGGCGATACGAAGAACCCAAAGAAAAATGCGACAAGTGCGATGAGGATGGATATATAACGTTTTACTCTCCGCAAGGCACGAAATACCGCGAGCAGTGCAAATGCCGCCATAAAAACGTGATACATTACAAAAACGTGATACATTACCCTGCCGAGACAAGACTTTTGCGTATTTACGCAGACAAATCGTCTGAAACAGTACGGTTTTACTACGATAAGGTACGGGGAGACGGTGAGAGTTACAGCGAATATGTGCGCTGTTATGTAGTGCGCAGCAGCGATTTTAAACCGGAAATTATAGGTTATAGTTATGATAAGGTGTTCGAGAGCAAAGAAGACTGCGAAAAATACTGCGAATGGCTTAACAATAAGGAGAACAACAATGAATAACTTTATCGAACTGCACGACTTAGAAGGTAAAAGGATGCTTATATCCACAAATCACATAACTAATGTGTGCGAAAGATACATGGATAAGCAAAATGCGGTGATATATTTTGCCACCGACGAATGTGATTTTGTCACCGTCACCGAGACCTACGAAGAAGTAAAGCGGCTGCTTGCGGCGGTCGAGTATGTGTACAAGGAGGAAGAATGAGCTTTGCGAGAAAACTGAAACGTAAAACACAAAATAAAAGGAAAACACGCTGTTGCGGACAGCAAATGACACACAAAGCCGGATACGGTTATGTATGCGAGAAATGCGGAAAGGTAAAACATGACTGAATTTATAAACGGAGTTGAGTATCTATATACCATTCCGGCAGAAGAACCTACAAGCTACTGGATTTTGGTTGCGATTTTCTTTATTGCTTTTGCGTTTTTTGGCATCATGTTTCTCGTTTATTCATTCTGGGGCGGCTTTGAGGATATAGTCGCGGCATCAATAATGGCGGCAATAGTTACATTGTTATCCTTCTTCGCTATAAAAAGCCACAATGCCAACGAGCTATTACCCGAACGATACGCTGTGAACATATCAGATGAAGTCAGTATGAACGAATTTGCTGACAACTACACCATAGTTGAGCAAAAAGGAAACGTATACATAATCGAGGTAAAAGATAATGAGCATGACTGAATACGAAAGATTACAAGGGCTGCTGTACAGGCTGCGCGAGATAATGCCGGAGATAGGAGAGAATCCCGTTGCCGACGAGATGTACAACATGGTGTTTGAGTATGCCGAGAACACGGACGAAGACGTTGTGGAAGTCGTGAGGTGCAAGGACTGTATCCATCACAGACAGCTTGACCGCAAAGACCGCTACGAGGACAGCTTCATCGAGGGCTGCCTTTGGTGCATGCTGGAACGCGGAGACGGCGTTATGCCGGAACAGTTCTGCGACTACGGAGAATAGAACCATGACTGAATACATAGACAAAGCCGAAGTTTTGGAATTGTTAGAGAGCTATTCTCTCGGTCAAGCCTTTAGATTTGGACATCGCAGTGCAGAAGCGGATGCAATAGCTAAGGAAATAAAAGGGATATATCATTCCGACGTTGCACCTACAATATATGCACGGTGGATTGATAACGGTCGCGGCGGGTACGCTCATGCGTATTTCTGTAGCCACTGCGGATGGATTGACGGATATCCGATTGAGGATAGACATAAATACTGCCCGAACTGCGGCGCGAAAATGGACGAAAGCGAGGATGAATAATGAACGATAAAACAGACCGCGCAAGCGAAATAATGAAACAAATGGAGTTTGTCGAGCAACTCACACAGAAGCTCAACAGAGCTATATATCTCGGCGCAGAAACGGCTATAGGATATAGCGGCATGTGCGGACACACTCAGGTGCAGTCCGACATAAAGCGGCTCAGGCGTGAGCTGATGGAGCTGTCGAACATGATAGGCTATCAGTATATGAGGTAAAGCATGACACGTAAAAGATATATCAAGTTGCTCATGGGGCGTCAAGGTTATAGCCGCAACGAGGCGCGAGAGGATGCAAAAATCTTTATGAATTATCATGAGACTATGGCTAAATACCATAGACAAGCAGTCGGTTATCATACAAGATACCGTCTTAGGTTTTGCAAAGACGAGATTTTAATGCGTTTGGCTCAAATAATGGAGATTTTGGCAAATGAAGAAGAAAAGATTCGTTAAATTACTCATTGCGGAGGTTGATTAAATGAGAACAACATCCGATGAACTTCTTAAAAAGTGTGGATTAGCGTTCATTACGTCGACAGAAGCGGAAGAACTTATGGGAGAATCCCCATGCATGAACTGTACAAGAGAAGACTGCAAAGAAAGGATTGCACAAAACGAATGCACTGCAAAATAAGCGACTGCTTTAATTGCCCTTATTCCGACTGCATTAACGATACCTTTACCTCGCCGAGGGAGTTTACGCCGGAGCAGAAGAAACGGCAGTGTGAGCTGAAGAAGAAAATGCTTGCGCGGCGAAGAGAGGACGGAGTGTGTATCTACTGCGGAAAGAAGCCCGCGGACAAAGGTTATAAATCCTGCATGGAGTGTCGGATAGAACGAACGAAGAAGAACCGCGAATACAGCCGCAAAGCGGAAAGATTTACTCCGCGCGAATTGATGGACGGCGTAAAACTGTGCAAGCTGTGTGGGAAAAGACCGCCTGTTGACGGAAGAACGATTTGTGAAGAGTGTTTTAAAAAATGCCTTGACAATCTTAATCACGCCGACAGCAAAGAGCAGCCGAACAACGGCTTTAGAGCATCAATAGAAGCGTACTGGAGGGAGAGATAATGACAAGGGATGGAATTATAAAAATCTTAGACAGAGCCATGCAACGCTATGTCGAGCGGAATCAGCAGCTTTTCCTCAGTAAGGGAAAAACCGACAAGGAAATGTGGGAAGAGCTTGAAGCTATAAACAATGCGCGGTATATTCTCTCACGCTTGCCGCAGGTCGTGAATTGCCCTGACTGCGGGAGAATGTACGATACCGATTATCTTCACTTCTGCGGAGGTGACGAGTGTGTGAGTGGAGGTGATAACGACGAAAACGGTAATGTTTAAAATCGACTACCCGCCGACCAAAGCCGGAAAGACCGCATGGAACAGACGCTACGGACTGAACGCATACTACGCGGGAAAGCATTGGGCGGTACGCAAAAAGGACGCAGAGTATTGGCACACAATAACCCGCGCCGCAGTCAGAGAGTGCATTAAAAAGCCTGTCATCCTTGACAATCCTGTCGTGATAGAAGCATATTTCAATGACAACATGGACGCAAGCAATCACGCAGCCATTTTGAAAATGGTGGAAGATTCACTCAAAGGACTGCTGATACATGACGATAACCGAAGATACGTCAAAGGCGTGTCAATGTTCTTCCACAACGAGGACTACATAAAAGTAATATTAAGAGAGGTAAGCGCATGAGCAAAGAAAACCGCGAAACAATACTTAGCGAAATAAAGAAGATAATCTGCAACGACCGCAACGAGCAGTACGGAGAGCCGGAAAACAGCTTTGAGAAAATAGCGGATTACTGGACAACGTATCTCAAGCACAATTGCATTGCACCCGATGCGGACTGTTGTTTAGGGGCGCGAGACGTAGCTATATTGATGGTGCTGTTCAAGCTCGGTCGCATGGAGACAAGCTATTTCGCAAGCTACGACAGCTTTATAGACGCTATAGGCTATATGACCTGCGCAACGGACTGCGAGTTTCCAAAGGCAAAGCTTAAAGAATACTATCCGACAGAAAGAAAATGCGTCTGGGGGGAAACCAATGCAGATAATTAAAATAATCGTCGCAATACTGCTGTATGGGTATGCCGTCGGTTATTTCATCGGAGCGTTTGCACTGTATGAAGCACCGAACGCAAAACCTGTTAAGCCGAAAATAAAGGCGATGATGTACGGACAAATAGCGGTTGAAATCATAGCCGCTACACTATTGCTTAAAAATTGAAAGGAAGTGCTGACTTATCGCTAACTTTAATTTTAACCGCGTTATCCTCGGAGGACGTCTGACGGCAGATCCCGAGCTCAAAACCACACCGTCCGGAATTTCCGTAACAGCATTTACCGTTGCGGTCAACAGACGTTACTCCGGCAAAGACGGAGAGGAAACTAAAGCGGACTTCTTCAACGTAACCGCATGGCGGCAGACGGCTGAATTCATCACGCGCTATTTCAGAAAAGCAAGTTCCATCTGCGTAGTAGGAACTCTTCAGACAAGAACATGGACAGACCAGCAGGGACAGAAGCGTTTTGCTACAGATATTGTCGCTGACGAAGCACATTTTGTTGATGCAAAGTCGGAAATGCCGCAAGCCGCTCCGCAGTCAAGCTACATCCCCGACGCATACACCCAACCGAAAACAGCTGCCACCGCACCCGTGTTCGAGGACATAAACCCCGATTCGGAAGAACTGCCTTTTTAAAGCGAGGTGCATATGATAGAGTGCATAGAAACGTGCGAGCATATGCAGAGCGTGTTCCCCGATTATCCGTGTGGAAGAGAAAACTGTCGTTTCAAAGGAGACAGCGAGAAAGCGAACGCTTGTATATGCACAGTGCAGTGTCCGTTGTTTGACGCATGGTTTTCGGAACACTGGCACAGAATACAAAAAAACGCACAATACCTGCGCAAAAAGGAATAGAGAGAGAAGAGCCGATTAGTTTCGGTTCTTTTTCTATACATTGCAATATACAAAATATTAATGAATTTAGAAATATTTCATAAACTCGCGTCTTTTAAGTGGTGTTTTGTAGTATTTTAGAAACATTTACTTAACAGTTTTGTGATATAATAAAGCAACATCAAATTAATAATTTTATACGGAGGTCTTTAATGGCACAACAAAAAAAGTATAACCCCTACGATGATGTAGCGGGAGTAGTCAACATGAAGTCGAGATACAACCAAGGCAAAGCGACAGGCGACCCGAATTACCGCTCATATAACGAACAGGCAAAGCAGTATTACGATAACCTTGTAAGAAACGGCATGGGGAGCGTAGCGGATGAGCTTCACGCAGTGGACTACGACGAAGCCGTAGATATCTTAAAGAGATATTCTCCAACGCCGGACTATGAGGACTTCTATTCCGACCTTGCCGCAACAACGATTAATAACGCGCAGAATCCGCAGTCTTCAGATACCGTGAACAGAATACTGAACTCGTTCACCAATACCGATAACCTTCTGAACGGAGAGCTGAAGTACGACAGCAACGGAAATGTTATCGGCGGACTTAACACAGACCACTATAATACCGGCAAGAACCAACTCGACTACCTCAACAACTTCGACGTAACCAAGCAGAGCTATTACGAGCCGATTATGAGCGAGTATAAGCTCAAAGGCTATAACGCCGCACAGGGTGAATACGCAGACACAGGCGCAACGAACGGCGGTAATATTGATTCATATGCAGCCGCTAACGCCAACAGACAGCAGCTCGCTTTCACTAACGCCGGAATGAACGCCGCCCTCGCACAGGCTAATCAGAACCAAGGCAACTGGCAGGCACTCTACGACAGCATGACGGGACACCTCGGCAATATGGGTACGATAAACTCAAACAACCTCGCAACAGGCGCGAATATCTACGCAACGGATTCAGCAGAGAGACAGAACGCGGTAAATAACGCAACAGCCCTCGCACAGCAGGAACAGCAGAACAGAATCAATCAGTATGTGACCGACATTGAAGCCGCTATGAACAAGGAGAACAACGACACCACGCTGAAGCAGACGCAGATGAACTCCGACCTGCAGAGATATATAGCAGAACTTGAAGCAACAACAGGCAGACAGGCAACGGCAGCAGACCTTGAAGCGGCAAGAATAGCGGCAGAAGCCGACAAGTACGCATCTGACAGAACGCTTGAGGGAACAAAGTACAAAGTCGACGCGGATAAAGTAAGCAGTAACGTTAAACAGCTTCTTAAACAGCTCGGTTACAGCATAGATGACGACGGCACTGTCACTTCCAACGCGGAGAACCTTCCCACGGAAGATATTGTCTCCAGATACATCTACGCAATCGAAAATGGAAATGTACCTGATGGAGTGAACAGCTACGATGACCTTAGAGATTACTTGATTCGCAACGGCTTGCCGAGAAGTGAAGTTGTAAAAGAGATAGACTATTGGAAGGGCGAAGATGTAAAACCCGAACTTTTTGAACTTCTGAAAAGAAAGAATGGTTATACGCCGCGCGGATATGTCCGCCAACAAGTAGAAACGGGATATGAATCCGGAAAATGACAAGGAGAACCTATGGCAACAAAAAAATACAACCTTTCCGAACTCGGCGAAATCGGTAGTTTTCTTAAGAGTGTCGAAGAGAAAAACAAAAGCAACGGTGAAACGCGAGAATCCGAAACCGCATCTTCAAGCACAAAAATACATGAGAATCTCGGAAGCGACCTTGTTAATTTCCTTAAAGATTCAGAGAAAAAATACGGTCGCATAACAAAAAAAGATTATACCACCGCCTTAGAAAACCAAAGAAACGAAATACAAAGAGCGTTTGAAGCAAGACACCAGCAAGAACAGGAGCGCATAAATCAAAGTATCAGGGATAGAATCGGCGCAGCAGTAAAGTTAGCCGTGAATTCCGCTACTTCTTCAAGACTTCCGTCGGAAATAAGCGATGCGGAAAGAGAAGCCATTGCCGAAACAACAAAGATAGCAAGGTTCAAGGAATCCGAAAGAGAGGAAGCCGCAAAAAGAGCGAAACTCAACTTGAAAAGACAGACTTCACCTGTGGTGAACGACTTAAACGATGTTACTGATGCGATAGACTATGTTTACAAGTCACAGCACAATGCAGGCATACAAGGATGGGAAGACATGGTGGGCGGCATAAACGCCATAGGCGCAGGTGTTTTAGGGGGCGTGAAACAGCTCACCAGTGCAATTAGCGGAGACGAGACAGCACAAAAAGCAGTGTTAAACGATACTGCCGGTGCGTGGAGTGACGCGTTTAAAAAATCGTATGCGGATTATGTTAACAAAAACTCTTCAGAGGATGCAAGCGCGGCGGCACAATATGAAATAGAACGAACTCACCCAAAGCAGGCTGAAAAGGGAAAATATTCTGTTGCTCAAATTGCAAAGAACGTTACAAGCAACGCGGAAAGAATGGCTCCGCAGATTGCTATGTCAGCCGCTACGGGTAAGTTGGCTGGTGATTTAGCCGGTCGAATAGTAGGTGCTACATTGCTCGGCGCGCAGTCCTCGGTCGGCTCATACCGCGAAGCCAAGGAGGAGGGTGCAAGCGACAGACAGGCAGCGGACTTCGCCGGTCTTGAATTTCTGAACCAAGGCTTTGGTGATATTGTGATTGGCGGTATAGGTGGCGCGACGTTCGGCTTGCTCGACAAACCAATGTCAGTGCTTGCCGGAGCAATCACTAAAACTCCAATCGCCAAAACAATCATTCAGGCGAGCGGCAATATAGCCGGAGAAGGATTGGAGGAAACCGGGCAGAACTACCTGACTACGCTTAACAAGCGATTGACGTATAAACCCGACGATGAGTTTGATGTTGATTCAGCGGTATATGAGGGTGTTCTCGGAGGCATCAATGCCGCAATTCTCGGCACTCCCAAAACGTACAGCCAGTACAAAGTCAACCGCGCCGCGTATGATACCGTCAACAGTCTTTCCACAGCGGCAAGCAGAGTCAGCTCGGAGCAGGACGCAAAAGTCATTTCCGATATGGCAGACCAAATATCAAAAGGTGCTGATGAGGTCATAGCGGATTCCGAAACAGAAACAGCCGACAAAGCAAATGCCGAATATATAAAACGCGGCGCAGAAGCGGTAAAGAAAAAGCTGAACGAGAACTACGCAAACATCGCAAAAAACAATCAGTCAGTTTTGGAGAAAACTCAGGAAATAATTAGAATGCATAAGACAAGCGATGCAGAATCTCTCTCGGAACTTGTCAATGCAGTCAAAGAATCCGGATATGGCGGAAACAGTAATAACGCCGTAAACAATACCGTCGACTATGTAAACGAACTCATAATAGAACAGAATCAAGTGGCAAAAACAGCTGAAAGTATTGCTTCTATGCAGGACGGTCAGATATCGGAAGACGCGCAGACAGCGGCAGTTCAAAAACAAAAAGCCAACGAAGCACTTGAATACACAAACACTGTAATTCCGCAGCTCAAGAGTATCAGCGAAAACCTACGTTCCAAAAGAAGCGAGATTAACGCCCGTCTCAAGCTCGACGAAAATACAGAAACAGCGGCAACTCAAGATGTAAAGCAGGAAGTCAATACTCAAACTACAGCCACAGATACATCGGCGAATGCGACAGCCGAAGCACAGCAAACCCAAACAAATACCACAGAGCGCGTCAGCAACAGCGCATACCATTCAGAAACCGCAGAGAATATCCGCAGCACTTACGAAGGCAGGAACATAAAGGAGACAGCAGAAAACATTATCAAGGCTCACGGCAACGTCAGAAGTGCTGTAGACTATGTCCATGATGTTTACGCAAAAAGCGGAGGTTCTAATGCAGACGCGTCTACAAAAGAATATATCCGCGCACTTGACAGCGAAATCAGAAAAGCAAACAAACCTCTTCTCGAAAAGAACATAAAGAGAATAGAAACGCTTCTCAAAGAGTACGGTGTAAAGAATGTTGAAATAGACGAAAGCATTACTCCGTTGACGGATGACGGTAAATCTGTGTGGGGAATGGCTCATTATAACCGTGGTACAGGAAGGATATATGTTTCTCCCTACGCCGACGGAAAGGCAATAATCGGCTCTAAAATCGTCCATGAATTTACCCACCACGCAGCAAAAGCCGACAATTCTCTTGTGGGTGACATTCTGAAAGCCGCAAGTGAATCAAAAGTCTTCAACAAGGAAATAAAGCTTGCTGACGGAACAACCACAACCACCGTCGACAATCTCACGCGCCTTGTGAAAGAAAACTACGCCGATGAGATAAACGAATACATTGCAACCTCAACAAACCTCTCGCGCTACAAGGTGCTTGTCGGAATGGGCAAATCAGAAGCAGATGCCGCCAAAATAGTTGCAGACGAGTACAAAGCGTCTCATGCAGAAGAATACAATAACATAGTCAACGAGTACGTAAACGAAGATACAGCGGCTTACGTGATGGAATTCCTCAATCAAGAAAAAAACGAGGACATTCTGTCTCAGCTGATTAAAGACAATCGCCCTCTTTGGAAGCGTATTCTTGACAAGATTGAAGATTTCATTGCAAAGATAACCGGCAAAACCGAAGCAAGAGAATATCAGAAAGCCGCCGACAAAATAAGAGAAATTCTCGGAAACGAAATCGACGCAAAGGTAGAAAACACAGGTTCTTTCAAGGCTATTCAGCAACAGATTAAAAACGGCAACTCCAAAATAGGAAACACTTCCGACGGAAGAAAGTTCTCTATGGAGCTGAATGTAGATGAATCCAACGGACTTTTCGCAATTCACAATCTCACAGCAGACAGTTTCATGAAATCATATGAACTCGGTGGATTTGCTATGCCGTCTATTGCAATCGCAAGAAGCGATGTGGGTCATTCCAATTTCGGAGATATCTCTCTTGTATTCGCTTCCGATACAATCAACCCCGCAAACCCGGACAACAAGGTTTATTCGGCTGATGCATGGACACCGACATTCCCCAAAATAGAATACGAAGCAAACAGCAAAGTCACGGATAAGCTGCGCGATAAATATTATGAGCTTTACAGAAAGTTCGGTCATGAAAAAATCTCCGCTTTATATCCTTACGGAAATTACTTTGAAGAGCAGCTCAATACAGACGGCGGTGTTGACGGTATAATCTCAAAGCAAAGCAACAATCCGCAGATGATGCAGGTTTATCTTGCCGACACACAAGGAAAAACTGTTGATTCTGTTGTCAAAGAAACAAAAACTACACTTCCGTCAGAACAGGTAGAGCAGTCTGAATTCATTATTGATAAGCTCGGTGCAGATACTGTAAATGAAATGCGTCCGCAAGCTAATGAATCTCCCATAAGCGCACGCAAGAGATGGATGAGCGAACATGGAGATGCTTTCAAAGCCGCATACACCGATTATTTGATGCAGTCGGGACTTACCTCAGAAGAAGCACAAAACGCGATAGACAATATGACTAAAGCGCAACTGCTTTCTCAGATGGTTAAAGCACGTAATTACCTTGCGAATGGTGCTGAAACCGTAAAATCAGAAGTAGACACAGAAGCTACCAACAACGCTATTAAAGAAGCTGTAAATCAAGAGGATTACTTGAAATGGCTTCACAGTCTTTTTGACGGCGGCGAAAAAAAGTCAGGCGTTCCAAACGGCAAAGAACCGTATACACGCAACGGCAATCAACGCCCTTTCTCTGCTACGCATTATCCCGTTACGCTTGATAATATAGTCCTCTCGATGAAGTCACAAGGAGACGGCAACACCAAAAACGCAACGTCAGTATTTGTCGGCTCAAAGACAATCCGTGCGGAAAGCGCAGCAGAGTACAGTTCTCTCGATGAAATAAGAGCCGATAAAGGCAGACTTGCTCATAGAACCCCGGAAGAAGCAAAAGCCGCATGGGATGAGTTTGATAACCGTTTGTCCGCTATCATAAACAGAATAATGGATGCGGAGAGCGGAATCGACAACCGTTTCATCGAGCAGGACAGAATAGGTTCTGTTCTCGCGGAAGCTTCAAGAAACAACACCGAAGCCAACATCAAAAAAGTTCTCACCCAGTATAAACTCACTCCGGCTGTAGCGGCAGACTTCAAGGCACTTGTAGACGATATCAAGTCCGCTCCGGTTGACATCTTTGAAGCGAAGCCTGAAAGAGTGGTAGGGCTTGACGAAGTCAAATATGCCATAGTTCCGTCAGACGTAAACTCCAACGTTAGAACAGCACTGAATAACGCCGGAATAGAAACCAAAACATACGAAAACGGCAACGAAGCGGACAGGCTAAAAGTTCTGAACACGCTATCCGACGTAAGATTCTCGAAGCAGCTTGACACAGACACCTCTTCCGAAATAACGCAAGCCGACGTAGAACAGCTCCGTTCAATCGGAAGAAAAAGCATATTCGAATTTACATCAGAGGATATTCAGAAGTCCGAAAAATGGGCGAAAAAGTTCTACTCAGAACTCGGCACAAAGTCTCCGTTCTTCCGTGCATGGTTCGGTGACTGGCGTGAGAATGATACTGGGACATACAAAGCCGTCAAAGCAAGTGGCAGCTCTTATAGCGGTGCCGGGCGGGCGCATAATACAGATATGGGCAGGGACATTTCATGGGGGAGTTCTTTAACAAGAGAAACCCAAAACCACGCTGTTAAATCCAAAATTGCCGTGTCTGCATTAGGCGATATTCAGAGTGTAGTAGAAAACTCTATATACTTAGACACAAACATTTCTGAAAAGTCAAGCAATACTAAAATGCAGAACACAGCTTTCATGCATAGTTTGTATACAGTTTATGAGAGCAACGGACAAAAATATTTGCTTAAACTCTTTGTGGAAGAAGCACTTCCAAATAAAGGCGGAGAACCGTTCTCAAGAGCATATGAATTAAAAGATATAGAAAAAATAGCCGATTTATCTGGCGGTGTTCTCTCACAAAAAGGAGGCTTAACCGAGGATAAATCGACTACCAGTATCAGTATATCCGATTTGTACGCACTTGTCAAGGGCTACGACAAAGATTTTAAGTCTCAACCGTCAAGTAAAGTCGTAAACACAGACGGCACGCCTAAAGTTGTATATCACGGAACAAATGCCGACTTCTGGACATTCTCTCTTGCAAATCGCGGAAAGAACGGAGAAAAGCTCGGTGTGGGATATTACTTTGTCGACAACAAATCATCCGCCGAAAGATACGGCGACAGAATTGTTGAAGCGTACCTCGACATCAAGAAGCCTGCAAGTGCGGAAGTAATGGAAATATCCCGTAAAGACTGGGAAAAGTTCCTTGACTTTGCAATAGAGCACCGCGACGAATACATTGAAGGCGAATGGAAAGGCAATGACATCAACAAAGAGTATGAGCTTACCGATTTCGACTACGGTTCAAACGATGCTGAATTAATCAAAGGCTTCCTCAACGGTATTGCCGCCGGAAACAAAGACGTGACGGAAGCATACCTCGAAATGCTCAAGGATTCAACAGGCTACGACGGCATTGCATACAACACTGACAATACAGACTATTACGTAGCATTCACACCCGAACAAATCAAATCCGCAACAGACAACATAGGCACATTCGATAAAGGCAAAGGCGACATACGCTACTCTAAGCAGCTTGACATCGACGGAAAAGAATTCGTTAAAGTGGACGACACAACCATAGATGAAAAGAACCCAAAAGATATCGTAAAAGCCTTAAAGCAAATCGCGGAATCTAAAGGATTCTATGACATGGAAATCAACGGACAAAACATAGGGCTGTCAAACAAAAGAGGTATAAATGAATGGGTATTCTCGAAGAGTGCGACTTCACTTTATAAAAATAATCCCCAAGCGTTTGATGACAAAATGCAATCGTTCCAAAACGCTGATGAATTGCTTGAAACTGCAAAGTCGTTTATAAACGAAGAAGCAGTTCACAAGAAAAAATTCGACAACTTTGCACGTGGAGATATCAGATTCAAGGTTGGAGAAAACGCTTATGTTGCAGATATTCTTGTCGGAATCAAGCAAAATAAAAATGCCGAACTATATGATATTGTTAATATCACTCCAACAAAAATAACAGAGGCTCAACATGACTCTGTTGTAGCAAAAGCTACTCAAATCAGGGATGAAACCTCTGTTGATTCAAGTGTACCACAAACAAGTTCAAATGTCAATACCGATGCAGAAAATTCCTCTAATTCTTCTACAGACATACGCTACTCCAAAGAGCTAATGACGGCAGAGGAAAAGAAGAAAGTACGCGAAGCAGAAAGGGCGGCATATCTCGAAAGGCAGCTTGTCTCAACCGCACCGCTCGGAGGAAAAGCAAAAGCCGTTTCTCCGACAGCAAAAGCCGCAGTAGCGAAGAAAATAGCGTCAGGTATGCCCGGCGTATCGACAGCTCAGGTAAACGAACAGCTTACAAAGTTCTTTGAGGTTATCGAACACCCAAAGGCAACAACACCCGCCGCATACAGAGATGAAGTCCGTCAAATGGCAAATGTCACGGCTCAGAACCTCTACAACGAGTTCCGCATAGAAAACACAAACCCGCTGTACGATGAGTTCAACGATGCATACAATCACATCAAGAGCCTTAAGTTCAAGATGACCGACGCGGTAAAAGAGGACTTCGGCAAAGAAGCATACAGTGACTTCTACAAGAGAGCAAGAGGAACATTAAAGCTCCGCGTTAACGACGGTATGGCAGTAGACGAGCTGTGGAGCGACTTGTGCAACCTCTATCCTTACTTTTTCAACGAAAGCACCACAAACCCGAGTGAGATGATGGAGCAGATATACGAGGTTCAGTCTTCGCTAAAGAAAACTCCCGGTCATCCGTATTACGACATGAGTTCTGAAAACACAGACATATTTTCAGAAGGTGAAGACACCGCAACAGTAAACTCTATAGCGGACGCTCTTGTAGCAGCATACCTTGAAAACGCCAAGCCTACAGTTGCGGCAGAAAACAAATCACTGCGGAACGAAAACAAACGCCTTGCTGAAGAAGCCAACGCAGCAAGGGGAGAAGCCGCCGACGCAAAAACCACGCTTAAAGTAACTATGGACTGGAATCAAGCCGAACTGACTAAAATGTACGGAGATTTCACGCGCCAAATCAGCGAAGAACAAAAGCAGCTGCAACAAGCAAACAGAAAAATCGAACGCTTGACAAACAAGGTGGAAAGAAAAAATGTAAACATGGCTCAAAAGACAGCTCTCAAGGAAATAGGCAGGTTGCATGAGATGTTTACAAATCCCACTAAGCAGAAGCACATTCCGCAGAATCTCAGAGCGGCAGTCGGCAGTTACCTCGCTTCTTTGAACAACACAAAGCTCTTGAACGGCAAAACCGTAAATTCGCAAGAAATAACGGAGACACTTCAATCGGAGCAAGAAAGAATAAACAGTGCCGCTTCTAAGGTCATCAACACTTTGTCAGGCAAATTCACAACTGATTCGGAACTGTATCAGGGTAGGTCTACAAGACAGATAGAAGCACTGAAATTTGAACTTGACAAATTAACCGAGCTTGCTAACGAAAGCCCAAACAGCGGAATTGATTCTTCAAATAATGCCGATTATATCAGAACTGTCACAGACCTTACAAGAATGGTGAACTACCTTGTCAAGCAGTCAAATGACTTCTTCACGGGAACAAGGAAAGTCGAAGCCGAAACCTTTGCGAAGAGCTGGATTGACGAACTTTCCGGTCACAAAACACGTATCGGTGAGACCGGATTTGAGCGAAGCCAGTTCAAAAAGCTGCTTGACGGAGTAGGCTACAGTTTCATGTCAGCGGACTTGTTCCTCTCGACAATGGGAGAACCCGGCAAGGAAATATCAAGCTGGTACAGAAACGCTCAAACGCGTCAGGTGAAGATGAAGCAGGAGTACGGAGAGTATATGTCCGAGCTTCTGGGAGACAATTACAGCACCATCTCCGGAAGTACACAGGCGAAAAAGAACCTGATTGATGTGAAGATTCATGGCAACGACGTAAAAGTATCGAAAAATCAGCTCATGTCTTTGTATCTCACATGGAAGAGAGCGGCAGGTCGCAGACACCTTGAAAACGGCGGAGCGGCATTCACAAACGCAAACAACGAGACAAGCAAAGTTTACGTTATCGACGAAGCAACATATAACACACTCATGGAAAAGCTGACAGCAGACGACAAGAGAATAGCAGACGGCATAGGAAAGTTCTTATCGGAAAACTGTTCGGAATGGGGCAATGAAGCTTCAATGCAGCTCTACGGAATCAGGCTTTATGAAGACAGCAACTACTTCCCGATTCGCACACCAAGCGAACTGCGGGACACAAACTTCTCAAACCTCGCAGATACGCATACCATAGAGAACTCATCGTTCACCCACAAGCTCAACAAAAACGCTAACGCCGCCGTAGTCATTGGAGACGTGTTTGATATAGCAGACAGACACGTAAACGATATGTCAGCTTATTCAGCATATGCGCCGCTCAACAACAGCATGGAAAGAGCCTTCAACGCCAACGGATTAAAGCGTGCGCTAAGTTCAGCATATGGCAACAATGGCATAAAGTATATGCAGGACTTCATCGACAAAATCAACGGCAACGAACCAAAGCGCACATTAGCAGAAATCACTGACAAAATTCCGCTCTGGGTTCCCAACAATGCGAAGAAAGCGGCAGTTTCGGCTAACATTTCGACAGCATTGAAGCAGCCGTTGTCTCTCGTAAGGTCGTGGCTCGTTATAGACCCCAAATACACCCTCGCCGCGTATGCCCAAATAACACCAGGCGTAAACAACATAGTTAAGCAAGGCAAGGAATACAACAGAATCCTGAACACCATGAACGAATACTCCGGCATTGCCGTGATTAAGTCACTGGGATATTCGGACACGGGAATAGGAACTACCACACGAGAAACCTACGACGAGCAAAGTCTCAAGTCTGCTTATAATAAAGCCAAATATATTCAGCAGTCAGCCGAAGACATTGCAATGAGACCCGCCGAGTTTGCCGATGAAATCACATGGGTGCGTATGTGGAAAGCATGTGAACTTGAAGCTAAGGCAAAATACGGCAATACATTGTCTACCGATGAATTTAACAGACACGTCGCAGACAAGTTCAATGAGATTATCGGCAAGACACAGGTTGTCGATTCGGTTCTCGACACTGCACCGATAAGCACCAATAGGTTTTTCAAGACGCTGTACCCGTTCATGAACGAACCTGTAAAGACCGCAGCAACACTCATCTCAGCGGCGGAAAACGTCAGAAACGGCAAATCAGGAGCGAAAAAACAATTAACAAACGCTATCGGCTGCTATGTTATCTCGAACCTGTTACTTGAGCCTATAGTCTCATCTCTCATCGGTATGTGGAGACACGATTCACCCAAAGACCCCGAAGACTTCGCAAAGAAATTTTTGGAAAGATTTATAGGCATTAAATCCGACGGCGAAACAAAATGGACGGACATATTCTCTTCTAACGTCGCTGACGGTTTATTTGCAGTCCCGTATATCGCTCAAATTTATGATACAATCGCAAACAAGTTTAACAATTTTGACCCAGAGCGAATGGATTTACAACCCGTAGCCGACTTAGTAGGAAACGGTATGTACTTTTTCAACAGTCTTTCCAAAGAAGACTATGAAAACCAAAAAACAAAGGCGAACTACGCCACCGACATGATAGCTTCATTGGCACAGATTCTCGGCATCCCCGGTTCTACTCTTAAAAGAGATTTGTCAGCTATAGCAAGAACAGCCGTCGACGCAACAGGGGCTTATGTGGCACAGTGGGAACTCAACAAAGTTTACTACAACCTCGGTAACGTAACCGCAAGAACGAACAAGAACTTCTATGACATTATGGCAAAAGCGTACAATGCCGGAGACACAGAAGCCTATTCGTATATGCTGAGAGACCTTCGTTCCATTCAGACAGGTGCAAAAGCGTTCGGTGTGCCGTACAATAACATCAATAAGTACATCACCGAGCACGGCGCGAAGATAGTAGAAGGCACGGATATGTGGTATGTGTCACTGCAAGCGGAATACGACCTAAACACTTTCGTTCCGAATATGAAAGTTGAAAAACTTGTAACAAGTGTTTACCAAAAAGCAAAGAATGAGAAACTCGACAATTACGAAAACGCAATCTACAAAGCTCCCACAACGAAAGCAAACGCTACGTTCAGTGTGAATAAAGAAGATTACGAAATGACACTTGAAGAATTCGACAACTACATCAGAAACACAGGAGACTTTGCTTACAAGATTACAAACGCACTTCCGTCAAATTACAAGTGGTCAAGTCTGAACACAGCCCAGCAGCTCTACGCGCTTGAGAAGACATACGAATTCTCGAAGGCGTACTGGAAGAAAAAGCTCAAGCCCGAATATTCACCTAAGTCAAATTGGATGGATGAGCTTTGCGACAACAAGGTCGACTTCCAAACTTACGCACGCGTCATAATCAATCAAGCGGAAAAATACTCGCCAAAGGATTAAAAACACCTCCAAACAGAAAAAGGCAGTCGATGAAATACTCGATTGCCTTTTCTAATATTTTTATTGCTTTCGGCACGAAGCTGTTGTATTTTCCAGTTGCCGGTGATATAATAGCTTTGACTGTATGGGTGAAACAAAAATCGAAAGGAATAAAATCATGGCAACACCCAAGAAAACAAAAAACGGATGGACAATTCTCGTTTATGCCGGGATAGACGAGAACGGAAAGAAGAGGTATCAAAGACTAAGCGCACCGACAAGAAAAGAAGTGGAAAAGCTTGCGTCTGAGTTCGACAAAGAAATGGACGGACACAGCGCGTCGAACATCACAATGACCGTAGGAGACGCTGTAGACGCGTATATAGCCGCAAGAGAGACAGCGGGATATTCACCCAAGACAATACGCGAATACAAGGCATACAGGCGCACAGCACTTCAAGGATTGGTTAACATTAAGCTTTACTCCGTGACAGACGAGATGATTCAAAAGGAGATAAACAAAGCCGCTGTCGGTCACTCGCCGAAGTCTGTCTCTTTGTGGTGGGGACTGTTCGGAGCGGCAATACGCCAGTACAGAAAAGGATATGCCCCGTCTGTGCTGTTGCCAAGCGTGAAGCGAAAACCCGTAGAAGTGCCGGACGAAACGACAATAAAGAAAATGTTCGCGGAGTTGAAAGGAGACCCGCGCGAAGTCCCGATTATACTCGCTTCCGTGTGCGGCATGAGAAGAGGGGAGATATCAGCACTGGATTTAAAAAATGATATCGACTATCAAAAAGGACTTGTGTATGTAAACAAAGCGTATACAAGAAACGAGAATAACATATTTGAACTCAAAGAACCCAAAACCGAAGCTGGCAAAAGAGTTATATCAATTCCGCAGTGGGCGGCAGAAAGACTTTATGTTTACTCAAACAAACATAATTTCAAAATGTACAACCCCAATCAGATAACACAAATGTACGCGCACGTCAGAAAAAAGTATAACCTCACCTGTACCTTCCACGGTTTGAGACATTACTATGCGTCAATCATGCTTGCCCTCGGAGTACCCGATAAGTACGCAATGGAAAGAATGGGACACAGCACAAATTCAATGCTCAAACACTACCAAGAATCGGTAAAAGAAAAAGATTTTGAAATCAATAACGCAATGAATGACTACTTTTCTCGATTAGATGAGACAACAAAAAAGACAACAAAATAAATTGTGAACGAAGGAAAACAATAGAAAAAGTGAGCTATAACGAGAAAAAGAGAGTTGTCAATACAATTTTTGCTGGTTCGAATCCAGTCACTCCGATGACAAAACTCTCGGTATATTCGCTATATCGAGAGTTTTTTGTTGCTTATTTATAGTAAAATTGCTATTACACATCGAATGTTCGTGTAATAGCTACCGAAATACTACAAAATTTTGTATTTGTATTTCCGTGAAATACAATATTTTTATTCTCTACAAATACCCCGAGACAACAAAAAGACAACAAGTTAGACAACAAATCATTAACAATAATTTCCATACAGTCAAAAACAGGAGCTTTTTACAGCTCCTGTTTTTTTATTTTGCGATATACTTTCTATAAACTGCAATCTTGTTTGAAACCGCGTCTTCATCATCAAGAAAGTCATGCGCTATTTTTGCGTAGAAGTCAGGATTGTTAAGCCCGAATTCCTGCGCTGTGTTGTAGTAGTCCGAGTATGCCATGTTCATAGCCGCATAGAACGCTGTAGGATTACAGTCATAGCCGTGCTGTTTTCGTACATGTTCGGTCTGGTCGTAATTCCAGTGTTCCCCGCGTGAGCCGTCGGAATTTCTCATGCTGTGTGTCCATTCTTCGGCATCTTCTATTGTGAGCCGTCCTATACGCTCGCCATTGCCGTACTCTTTCATCTCGCGTTCGTAGTCTTCGAGACAGTCAAGACAAGATACAGTGTCCGATATAATCTCTATGTTGTGAGCATTAACAGGCATGTCCATGTATTCGTCAAGACGTTTGCGAAGCTTTTCCTTGTATTCGTTTATGTTCATTGTCATATTATTGTCCTCCCGCGCTGATGTATCTGTATAGCGAATCAATGTCGTTCTCCGTGAAGACGATACCCGCAAGTTCTATCTGCCCCGTCTTGTGAATCGCGTCTTTCGCCTGATTGTAAACCTTGTCAAGGTCGATGTTGCCGTTTTCATCAAAAAGCGTTGCAAACATATCATCTTTTGTCAGTGAAGTTATTGTGTCCGTTACCTTTTGATTTATTTGAGGAATCAGAAAGTACACCGCGAATTTCTTTACACCGACAGCCTTTTGAGCAATCTCGGTATCGATATAGTTTGCCAGTCCGCGTTGAATCTGCTGTACATTAACTATCATAGCGCACACTCCTTAGCAATAAGCTCTCTCAATCATAATGTTGGATACCGCCGATGTAAGAGCTGCACCGGTGTTCTCAACCTGAATTGCAAGAGGAAGATTAACGGGAAGAGAAGCGCAGTTGCCGAACGCACGAACCATAAACGAAATTGTCACATTGACTGTATCGCCCACAGCCGCAGCCGTCGCACTGCCTATGTAAACCGATGTGCCGCCGACGTTGAGCGAGAATGAAACAAGTCCGGCAGCGGCAGAAATGGCAGATACGTTATATGTAACTCTGTAATATCCCTGTTCAGTGATATTCACTGTGTCCGCGCCGGAAGTTGTCACTTCAAATGTCTGACAGCAGTTTGTACGAGGACATACGCGCCTTGTGATGCTGCCGAGCGGCATGAGTGCATTGGCGGCAACCGCCTGAATGTTTTTGTTTGTGAGCTGAATCATTCTGTAGTTCATATTTATATCTCCATGTTATAAAAAATTGGGAGAGCTACCGCCCTCCCTGAATCTGTATTGAGCGGATTGTTTAATCCATTACTTACATATTGCCGCTGCAAGTTCCACAGCCTGTGTTGCAGATAACTCTCTGCGGTACTACCGTCTGAGTTATTGCATTCACGGCAGCGGTTACGGAATCAACCTGTCCTTTAAGAGTAGTAATGCCAGTGGTGGTAGTTGCATTGATAACAGCCTGTTCAGTCCACTTTGCATTCTGTGTTTCTCTAAGGTCTTTAATCTGTCCGTCAGTCCACTTGTAAAGGTCGAGAATCTTCGCGTCCGTAGACTGTTCTGCTTTGAGCTGAGCTATCTCCATATCCTTTGAGTAATTCTCACGGATGAGGTTCATCTCGCAGGATGTGACTTTCCTATCCGCTTCAAGCTGTCCGCCGTTGGAAGCAGAATTTACAAGCGCGGGAATAGCAGCCATAGCGGCGATTGTGGCAGTGTCAGACGGTTGTCTGTTGCCCCCGAGAATACCGCCGAGAATGTTTCCTGCGCCGCCGTTAGCAACGGCAAGTCCGCCGAGAGTTGTTCCGATTATGCCAAGTGCAGTAGTGCCTTTTCCGGCTACCCATTCAGCCATTTTCAAATACCTCCGAAAATATATTTATCACCGAACGTTGCGCACCGCCCGAAGATATACAAAAAATCTCTCTGTATCTGATACCATTGTACCATCGCAGAGAGATTTATTCTTTCAAGAGATTTTCAGATTATTTGCAATACTTTTGCATTTAACTTGCCTATAACTTGCCTATAACTTGCCGGACTTATGTAAGATGTATACGAGCTTGACGAGAGCCGCCTTATGCCACTTTGAGACGGTGGTATACTCACGTCCTACCGCTTCGCAAACGTCCTCCAGACAGCCGTTGTCAACGTACAGTATTTTGAGCAACCGCTTGTACTCCGGCTTGAGATTGCATCGGTCAATAGCGTCCGCTATGTCCTGAGTATCGCCGACACTATGCACCGCTTGTCTGCGCTTCGCATGGTCGGTCAACC